GTGCTGGGACGGGTGTTCGATCCGCGTAACAACGCGCTTAACGCATGGCGGCTCGTCCTGGCTACCTCGGTGATTCTCTGGCACACCTGGCCCTTGACCGGCCACGAGATTCCGCCGAGGCCTATCACTCAGTTGCTTTCGCAGGTTGGGGTGGACGGATTCTTCGCCGTATCGGGGTTCCTGATCACTTCGAGTTGGATGCGAAACCCGCAGCCGCGCAGTTACTTCACATCAAGGGCCTTGAGGATCCTGCCTGGATTGTGGGTATGCGTATTCATCACCGCGTTCGTCATCGCTCCACTCGGCGTGTTGATTCAACGTGGCTCCGTCAGCGAACTGATGAAGTCCGGGGCGCCCGCGGCGTACGTGTTGAACAACGGGCTGATGAATGTGCTGTTCTATCCCGGCATCGCCGGCACCCCGAAAAACATTCCATGGCCCGGGGTATGGAACGGCTCGTTGTGGACGCTGGCGTTCGAGACGGGCTGCTACATCGTCGTCGCGCTGCTCGGGATTTCGGGCCTCCTGAAGTACCGGTGGACCATCCCCACCGCATTTGTGTTAACCCTCACCGCTACGGCAGTTTTCGGCTTCCCGGCTTTCGCAATGTCCACCATTCCCCAGATGGTTGCCCGATTCGCAGTCATGTTCGCGGCCGGGGCGTTGATCTATCAATACCAGGACAAGATCCCCGCCAAATGGTCGCTGGTCGCCCTGTCGCTGGGGCTGCTGTTGCCATCCGGACTGCTGTCCAACTACCGCGTTCTGGGAGCAATCCCCTTGGCATATCTGGTGATTGCCTCCGGCGCGCTATCGAAACGCCTGAGCCTGCGCAATGACCTGTCCTACGGGGTGTACATCTATGCCTTTCCCATCCAGCAGCTACTCGTCATCATGGGACTCGCAACGTTGCGGGTATTCCCGTTCTTCATCGTGGCGACCCTGGTGACACTGCCCCTGGCAGCAATGAGCTGGTTCGTTGTGGAGAAACGCGCGTTGGCGCTCAAAAAACGGCTACGCGTCGAAGCGGGTGCAGCGTGACCACGCTGCTAGCCGTTGGACGGTCCTCGGATGGCTGTCGTGTCGGCCTGGCGCCGCGTGCGGGCCGCGGCTCACCGAATTGAACAAATGTGCCTGGCTCCCCGAACCGACAGCCGTAACCGGCAGACCGCTTCAGCGCGAGAAACCGGCCGATCCAACGCGATCGCCGCACTTCGGCGGTCCACCGCCGCTGACCGACGCCACCTGCCTCGACGGGCCACTTCTGCGTCGCACCGATTGATATCCCCTCAGCCATTCCTGGTCCTCGGAGACAAAAAATCCCAGGTCGTCTGACCTGGGATTATGGTGGAGCTAAGGGGACTCGAACCCCTTGGCGTGAGGGTATATACGCAGGTCAGATCATATTTTCTTGATCGATTCGGACCTGTTGAGACTTGATACGACCTGCGGAAACCTAACGGCGTGTTGAAAGTTTCAACACACCACCCCGCAGCGCTCACCGATACCGCCGCCGGTACGGATTCTCATAGAAGCCGTCCGGCCGCTCGACCTGAAACATGCTGGGCGCCAACCACAATGTCATCGTCACGCTCGACATCTCGTTGTCACTGAGCACGTCGACCTGCACCACCCCAATCCAGTGCGAATCGTGCGTCCGCATCCACGCAATCTGGTAGCCGCGCATCCATTCCTCGATGCGCAGCCCCTCTGCACGCACCGTGATGTTGCGGTTCCGGACGCCTCCACCCACGCTCTCCGGCAAAGCCCGGCGCATGTTGACGTACACCAGACGGTAGACCCGCTTAAGTGTCGGGAAGCGCGGATTGCTCGCCCATCTATCGAACACATGTTCGATTTTATGATCCATCCGGATCGGTATGACAGATTGCCGCAAGCCGGCAGAAGCTTCCTGCACACCCGAACCACTAAGTGTGTAGTGTCACCTCAAACGAGTCTTTGCTGAGGGGGTAGCTGTGAGTGATGACAAGATCCTTCAGGCTGACCTTGATGCGATGGGCAAGATCGGCCCGCACCTGCGCACCGTTGCGGGTGAGATCCGCGGGCGTATCCCTGCCGGTGATCACGCGAGCGCTGGTGCCGATCCTGGCCTGGCGGCTTTAGAGGCACTATCGAAAGCGATCTCGGATGTGGAGCGCATCGCCGCCGCTCGCCTGGAGACGATCAGCGATGTGTTTGACGAGGCACACAAGGGCTTCCTAACCACCGAGCAGCTGAACGCCGGGTATTACAAGCTGCCCAGCATCTATCAGCCGCCGCTGCGCGCATGAGGGCGTAGTCGTGACGACGCTCGATGAGTTCATGGCGGCCAAGTCCAACGCCTATATGGCGGTGGTGGACAGCTGGCGGCCCCGCACGGCCGCGTTGAAAGCGAACTACGACGACTACAAGCGGTGGGCCACCACCCCGAACGGCACGTACTGGTCCGGCAAGACGGCCACCGCCGCGCAAGAGGCTGCCGCCGATGACTGCAAGGGCACCGATAACGCGGACGACACCGTCGAAGATGTCGTCAAGCTGGCGACTGCCACCATCACCTATGAAGTGTTGCCGCCGTTGACCAGCGGGCAGAACCTCGTCACCAACGCTCTGCGTGAGGGTGTCACGGTCAGTCAAGACTTCACGATGACCTATCACCCGGCTGAGGGTGAAAGCGAAAAGTCGGTGGCCCGCAACAAACAGATTGTGGCCGACGCAGAGCGTGAATTACGCGAGTATGTCGCCAAGTGGGAGAAGGCCACCCAAGAACTCAAGACGCAGGCCGACAGCGCGCGCGAGAACATGTTGTCGCGCATCAACCCGAAAGCCGCTCTGGTGGATGGGCGCAAGACCTTGCGCGAGGCCACGCCGGGCCAACCAGCGGCCGAGACGATCGACTACAAACAGCAGTACCCCAAGGCCACCGACCCGGCCAGCACCACCCCGGCCGCGGCCACCGGCGGCCCGGAAACAATCAACTACAAAGAGCTGTACCCGAAAACCGCGTCGGTCGACGGGCATCAGCTGGGCAGCATCGGCGCCATGCCTGGTGTCGGGGATATCGACAAGACCAAACCAGCCAAGCTCGCCCCCACCCTGGCCGACCGCGATGTTCCAGCGTTCGCCCAGGCGACCCGCGAGCGCCTGCAACACGAGGGTGTGCCCGCCAACCAGATCGAACAGCGGGTCAATGAGGCGGTCCAGCGGGCGCAGGCACCGCGTTTTGCCCCCGACGCCGATCCGATGCGCACCCCCGGACAGGTGCCGCTGCATAACTCTCCCGGTGATCAGTTCAACGACATCGTGGGCCGCGCTAACGATGAGGCCACCAAAACCATTGATGGCCAAATCGAGCAAGCCAAAATTCTTACCGGACAAGCAGGTCCGGGCGCACCTGGTGTTGCCGAAGCATGGAAACAAGTCGGCCTGGGCGCAGCCCAACAGGTTCACGAGCTGACGTCCGATCCATTGGCCGCACCCAAAATGGGTATTGAACAAGCCAAAGACTTCTACAACCACCCCGGTGAGTTCATCGGCAAAAACCTCATCCACGGCACCGAAGCCCTTGCCGGCGGAGCGGTCGGAGGCGAAGCCGCAGCCGGTGCCCGCGGACTACTCGGCGACCTCACCGGCACCGAGGGACGGGTCATCACCCATGGGCTCGAAGACGGCGGAAGCCATCATTCGGTGGACCATCCCGCACCTGCGGGCGACCACGGCGGAGGCTTAGGCGGAAATGTCGGCGGCAGCGACAATCTGCCGCATATCGAAATCAAGATGAAGGATGGTTGGTCCGAGTTCCAACAGACACAAATGGAACAAAAGATGCAGCAGTTCAACGCGGCCGTCGGCGACAACGGCTTCAGCCAGACACCCCCAGTTCCGCGGGATCCCGCCGTACGCCAATTGTTTTTGGATACGCTCGGCATGGACCGCGTTCCACCCGGTGTCCACGTCGATCACACGCGTGACCTGCAAGCGGGCGGAACCGACTCGATCGACAACATGGGATTACTCGATGGCAGCGTAAACACAAGCTTCGGGTCGCAGCTCAATGCGAGAATGAATGAGCACCCGCCAGGCACGGTATTTGGTGGTGTACGCCCACCGGACCCCTGACCTACGCTATGAATGAGGCACGTCCGCAACGACAACAGGAAGATTCATGGAATTCGCATTCGACCCGCCGACACGGCCAAACGCTGTGTGGCGCCCGGGTCTGATTGGCGGCATGTTCTCCGATCGCGGGCTGTGCGGGCGTTCCATGAACGCCGGCCTGTTGCGTTTCCACGATGCTGCCTCTGCTCCAGTAGCACAGGCGACCGTCAACGCGATGTTCCGGACACGTGGGCTCGATGCGGAGGTGTTCGGGTTCGATTGGTTGGCACGCCAGTTCGCAGTCACGAGCCGACTCACCCCGGAGGGACTGCCCGACAATGCGCAGACCTCGCGCACCGTGGTTGTCCTCGATCCATTCGATGGCTCGGTCACCCCGTGGGTGGATGCGCACTCATTTGAGCGGGCACTCAACGTGCCGCTCGCTCAAGACTTCCTGATGCCCGAACTCTTCCGCGAATGGATGGCCGCGGCCGGGCTCAATCAGTTGCCGTTCGATGCGTGCGCAGGAGCGAGCGTGCCGGGGTTCTACGGCGGCAAACGCGAGATATCCAACCTCAGCCTTGATTCAGTCGATGTGTATTTGACTTTCGCGCAACAGCTTTGGGAGCACGGACAGAAGAACGGGCCTGGGTCACCGCCGCCGCACTTGGTATCAACCAAGGGGCAGTAGACATCGCCCGCTTCTCCCCGGCACAGATGACCGAAATCAACGGTGAGATCAAGCCGCGCCTGCACGACTTGTACGAGCAGTCTTCATCGCTTCTGAGTAAGCGCGGACACGGGATCGTCGATCGAGCGATCAAGAAGGGCACCGTCGGCGGGGACGTCGGCATGCAGCTCCTCTTTGAACCTGCGATGTTGCTCAGTTTGGTTGCAACACAGGATGTCCTCTACGGTATGGCGGTCGTGGCCAAGGACATCCCGTTCATCGGCAACTACGGTCTGTGGAGTCCACGCGAGGCGACAATCGCCGCGTCCTACCGCCTTCTCACGATCAGCCGTGACCCGCGCGCTGCCGACGTCGAGCTGTGGCTGTCGCTACCAGAAAACGACGGACATCCAGCGCCGCCGGTGATCCATCAAGCCATGACGAACCGGTTGAACGGATTAATCGTCGAACAGATCAAATCCGACGCGTACTCGTCTCCCCTGAAACTCCCCGAGTTTTCCTACGTTATCGCCAAGCTGCGCGAGCTGTCGGTCATGTGGGCATTCGGAGGCTCAGAACGATGGCCACGCCCAGAGATCGATGAGGAAATCTCCAGGATCCGCCAGCAGGTCGCCGACTTCCTCACCTAGTTTGTCGGCGTGTCTCCCACGCGGTGCGGGGAGAGGCTCCTAGTCTGAATGGACCACACGCCGGGGGGCGTGCGTATTGAATTTATCCGGGGGTAATCACATGTCTGACAAATCGTCGAGCGAATACGAAGCCGATGCACTCGCGTGCCTGCACGATATCGAACAGTGCGCAGGACCGTCGAGTCGGGAGATTGTCTCCCTCACCTACGCCGTTCTCTCGGCAAAAGCCGCACTACTCGAAGTGGCCAAAGGTGCTGCTGCCCAGAATGAATCGGCTGGCGGCGCTCCGTTACCAACCCTGCCGCCAGTGGAGTCGCTTTCGCCACTGCGGTTACCAACCGGCTAGGCCTGCTCGGCTTGGTACGGGTTATCGATCCAGAAGCATCGACGAGGAAATCACCCGAATCCGTCACCAGATCTGCGACTTCCTCGCGTGACCCGGTCGTCTCACGTGGAGCGGTACTGAGATACCTACGTTACCACTTCTGACCTGGGTGTGATCTTGTAAAGTCCCCTCAACTTCACACCAAGGGGAAACCGAAACATGTCGATCACCAGACGACTCCGCCTAGCGGTGATGGCCGCCGTTGCCATCCCTGCCGGCGTCGGAATCGGACTCGCGGCGCCGGCTAGCGCGGGATGTGAAACGCAGCCGTTCGCGCAGTACTGCGACGGCCCGGTCAAGGCCGACGGCACATGGGATCGCTGCTTCACGTCCGCACCCCAGGCGACGTTCGGTCAGTATGGTCAGGTCAGCGGGTGGGTGCCGTCTACGGGCCGCTGCTACCCCGTCGACCCGAACGCATTCCCGCCCACGCCAATCGGCCAGCCGCAGTATCACATCTACCCATAGGAGAGAGAGTCATGGCGAACGCGCGCGATAACGCGGAGGCGGCACGGCGGCTAGCGAGCTCGGCGAAACACTCCGCCGCGAACGACTACGACAACCAGATGGCTGCGGCGATCGAGAAGCTATCCGAAGCGGTCTCTCAGATCGCGCTCACGCTGCACCACATGAACTAACCTCATGCACATCAGTTTTCCGCGGAAAACTGAGCAGTCCTCGCAGGTCAAACCGATTGGAGCTGGACCGCGACGTCGAACGGGAAGCCTTGGTTCCAGTTCGCCCACGTGCCCGGGAACAGAAACAGGGTGCAACCGTCGGGAGCGACGCGGCGGATCGTGGCGACCGCGTGGTCGACGGCGGTCATGCCGTCCCACAGGGCGTATGCAGGGTCTCCGTACTTGCCGTGCGCGCCGGTCGTGACGAACTTGATCGCATCGAACAGCAGATGCACCAGGTCGGGCAGGATCGCGAACAGTTGCAGCGGATTCAGTGCTGTACCAAACACATTCGTCGGGCCGGTCGTCATCAGTCCAGCTAGCCCCCGCAGCACTCCGGCGAGCGGATCGTCGCCCGGTGCGGCCCCGAGTAGCTGCTGGAATGCCTGCTTCGGGAACTCGGTGAACAGGTAGAGCGCGAATTCCATGGTCAGCTCCGCCCGGGTGAGCACCTGGTAGAGCAGGAACATCAGCCCCCGTGCTCGCGGGTACCAGTCGCCGTCGATCGAGTACGACCAGTAGCGGTTCCACACCCAGGAGGGCTGAGGAGTTTTGGAGATCCCCTCCCCCGGATCATTTCCATTGAGGCTGCCTTCGGCGGGCATCGCCGGGTCGCCGAATGTGGTTACACCGACGACGTATTCGCGCCATTCGGGCGGGAGCGCGGTCAGGAACTTCTGCACCGATACCCCGCCCATGCTGTAGCCGATCAGCCAGATGCGGGTGCCGGCCATCGGCCGGTAGAGGCGCAAGGCTTCGTCACGGAAATCGTTGGTGGCCTTGACGAAACTATGCGCGGTGGGCGGGTTCAGGAACGCCCGCGAATCAGCCCACACGCCCTGGATCGGGTACAGGGACGGTGCCGGGTTGGTGGGGGCTTCGACGTAGGCGCCGATGGCCTTGCGCACGTCGAGGTTCGCCACGCCATCACTGCGCAACGGGGTGGCGATCCCCATGCGCTGCAGACGCTCCAATTCGCCGGGGTCGTTGTTCATGAACGTGGTGATGTCGATGACCGAAGCCTTGGTGGCCGCGGTGTACTTGCGGTCCAAGATGACGCCGTGTTCGATAGCGCGGCTGTTCTTCGGATAGGCGAGCAACAGCCGGCGTTCGATCGGTATGACCGCGTCGGATTCGTCGCCTTCGCCGTAGCCGATCCACTTCCCGTCAGAGCCGTTCATGCGGCAGCCTTCTCGGCGTCGAGCCACGCTTCGATGTCCTCGCGGGCGACGGCTTTCTTGGTCTTGCTGATGCTGACCAGCAGCGTCTTGGCGAGGTTGGCGTCTTCCTGCCGGTCCGGGTACTTGCCCGGGTTATCGGCCGCCGTGGATACCTCCCAGAGCAGCGCGATCGAGGGTGTGTGGCCTTCCTTGGCCAGGGTGACCACCGCGGTCACGTGCTGGTTGGCGTCGATGGCGCGCGCCAGGTTGGCGCGGGTGTTCACGTTGCCTTCGCCGAGGTGCCGTAGCGGCGAGGTCGACGGAATCGGCGCGTTCTGCGCGCGAACGTAATCCAGGATCTCGCGCTGTTCGGAGTCGGTCAGGGCCATAAGGAAACCTCCTGTGGTGCGGGTGTCGATTTGTCTCTGGACGTCGGTGCGGAAGATGTTCATGTCGATAGCGCCGGGGTCCCACTTGCCCTGCCGCACCCCGGCGGGCCCGAGTTGTGCCCATTCCTTGTGGGAGATAGCGCGTTTCGCCGTCTGGGCGAGCTTGCGTAGGATCGCTGCGAATGCCTTGACCGTGGCCTCGTATTGCACTGGCGGCCAGCCGGTCCGGTGTGGGGCGTTCTCCTGCGGCAGGATCGCGACCTCTACCCCGATCGTCACCGGGTTAGCGTTGTCGGTGGGAATCCCAGGCCACGAGCCGACACCGGCATGATTGGCCTTGCCGATACCGCACACCCATACATCGCCGTTGGGCCGGATCAGCAGGTGCGCGGCCAACCCCAGCGTCGGATGGAATGCGATCCCTTCCGGGGTCTCGTTGGCGTTGCCGGTGTGATGGAACACCGCGCCCCACAGCACGCCTTGGTCGCCTTCCCCGCGGTCTTTCCAGCCGTCCATCTCGAAAACACGCAGCCCCTCGGCGCGCAGCACATCGGCCAGCCAGTATGGGTCTCCGCGGAAGCCGGGCGCCGGTGTCAGCACATCCGGGGTGGTCGGCACGGACGGATCCACGGGCCCGCCGGCCAGCGCGCGACGCAGCACCGACCATGCTTCATCCCAACGCTGCGCATACCGATCCGGGAACGCCGACTTTTGGACCTGCTGCACGACCTGCCCTGCCACGACTGGGTTTCCGGCCGCGCGCCCGTAGTCGTCGGGCAGCGCGGCAAGGAACATGTCCGCGGAGTCGGCCAGGGTCATGCGTTTCCTGGCACCGTTGAGGTCGCCGAACAGGCCGCCCCAGCCCCAGGGACGCCCTGGCGCACCAGGACGTGAGACCTGCTGCTGGAAATAGCCCGACGAGAGAGCATCGTCGGATTGCGAGTCGTGGTCGAACTGCTCGGTTTGCGGGTCTGCCGCGTTCCACGGGCACCACCACTGCCGCTCCCCGTTGTCGTCTTCGGCGCCGACCTCGACGTCGATGCACATGAGCGCCAAAACGGTGGCGAGCTCGTCAAGACCACGTGCCAGTGACACGGCGTGCACCTCGCAGGCGATCTGCTCGCGGCTGCGCAGCGGGCCGTCGGGCCGGAACCATACGAAACTCATCGGCTGCCACCACCGAAGAGCGGGACCAGCTGTTCAAGACGTTGCAGCAGTTGACCGAACCGGCCGTCGAACAGGCGGTCATCGAGTGTGCCGGGGATGGCGTCGGTGAGCTTGTCCACCGATTCGTCGGCCTTACGCGCGACCGCGGCGACCTCGGCACGCACATCCTGCCGGAAATCGTTGAGGAACTTCGCCAACAGCTCGCGCACGACAGCGCCGCAGTGTTCGCCGATGCTGTCGAACAAATCCCCGCGCCACTGAGCTATCCGGTCCTTGATCACCATCCGTACTTCCCCTTACCGATATCTGGATCAAAGTTGTCCATGCGGTCACTGACGTAATGGGCTGCACACCAACCAATCCGGAACGAGAACCCGGCCAACGCGATGTAGAACAGCGGATACTTGACGAGCTGCACGAAGGACCGGGCCGACATCAGCCCATCTCCACGTAGTCAATGGCCGGGCCAAACCTGCGTGGCCCCAAGAGATCCTTGGAACCCTGCACGGAGATGATCAGCGACCGGTTCCCTGTTCCCTTGGGGGCGGTGGCGTTCTCGTCGTTCCACTCTTCGAGCAGGCTGCCGTTGCGGCGGAACGTGTGCACGTTCCCGACGAAGTTGTGCCGGATGACATCGCCAGCGCCGAAGGTGCCGATCGTCTTGACCACAGTGTCCACCCCGGCCCTCCGCACGATACGCAGCGTCGATGAATCCATTTGCACCCCAACACCACCGGTGACAGCATTGTTGGACCCGCGCCCCAGGATCGTGGTTCTACACAGGTCACCGGTTAGGCTCGGCCCTGACCCCTGGCTGCCGATGCGGAACTCCACATAGCCGTCGTCGCGGTCCAGCGTGGCGACGTAGCGGGCGTGAGCGCCGTTCAGCTGCAGCGAGAGCAGCCCGTCCGGCACTCCGAGGCGGCACACATTGCCGACCACACTGGGCTTATAACCGTCGACGCTGGAGCTGATCACCCAGTTGACACCGAGATCGCCGTCAGCACGGTTGAAGTCGTCGCGGATCCGGTTCGCTGACCACACCAGGGTTTCGCCGAGATACGCCCGGGTAATGGCCTTCTCGCCGAGCATCATTGCCTTGATAGCGGTGCCGCCGAGGTAGATACCGGGCATCAGTCGCTCAGCAGGTAGAGGACGTTGGGTTCTTTGGTCGTCAGGGCTGTGTAGTCGGTCGAGGTCATGGGCACTGCGTCGAGCTTGATGGCGTTGCCTGCGCTGTCGTGGGCAGTGACAACACCGACGCCGGCCTTGGCTGCGGTGACAGCACCAGCGGCCAGCTGGGCTGTGCCAACGGCAGCGTCGTCGATGTTGACGGCCTTGACGCCCTTCGACGCGATCTTGGGCGATGTGACCGCTCCGGCAGCCAGTTTCGGTTCGGTGACTGCTTCTTCGGCCAGCTTCGCTGTCTTGACCGCGCCGTCGTTCAGGGTCGAGGGCGCGACTTCGGCGATCTCTTCGCGCATCTCTGGTGCGAGGCGCTGGCCGCGCGGGGCCGACATGTCGAGATACGGGACCACCTGCGCCAACTTCGCCATGCCGGGCAGGCTAGGGCGGCGGCGTGCAACTACCGGCCGCCGAAAGCCCGCGCGACCGCATCGAAGTTGGCCTCGACCTCGGCCGGATCTTCAAACCCGGGCGGCGGCGTGCGTTTGGCTTGGTATCCGTCGCCGTTTAGCGTCTCGGCGCCGTCTGTGGTCGGCGCGTATAGCCGGTCCAACAGCTGCTCGCGCTCGTGCTTGTCCTTTTCCTCGTTGCCGGTGTGCAGGGCTTCCAGCCACACCTTCTCGGCTTCGTCGATCAGTGCGTGCATGTGCGGCAGCTGCCGCATCGGATCGGCGATACCGTCGCCCCGCATTCGGGTCCGAATCGCCCGCCAGTGAGTAGCCGCCATCACACTGAGCGTGATGACGGCAAGGTAGGGCGGGCCGTGCCCCATGTCGCTATCGCGCGGGCAACCCTGCCCATGCTGTCGGCCGGCAGTTCGCCGCCCATCATGGTGACCAAGATGCGTTCGTGCTCGCCGGATTCCAGGTGGTTCTGCAGGAACAGTGTCAGGTAGCCCTGTTTCTCGACAACATCGATCTTGGCGTTCACCGACATGGCCAGCACCGGCACGGCGTTGGGCATCGGCCGGCGCGCCCTGACAACCCCGACACCGGGGACTTCGAGCGGGACGAACGGGCCCGTCTGCGGGGCCAGGTCCGCGTCACCGAGCATGTCGTCGAAACTGTCTGGCGGGTCGTACATGTGAACCTCCGAGGCGCAACTACTGGAACGTGCCGGGCACCAGGATCGATGCCGTGATGGAGCGGCCGGCCCAGGACGGTTCCTCCGACGCGACGAACGTGCGTTCCCCTGTCGGCCGCGGCGGGTTCGGCAGTGCGGCCACCGCGCTGCATGCCAGGTTCCCGTCTACGTTCTCCAGTTCCGTCGTCCCGGCCGGCACGGTCTGCGTGAGTGTGGTTTGGAGCGCGTTGTGCGGGATGTAGGACACCAACAGCAGCAGTTGTCCGGCGCGGTCGATCGATGGGCAGATATGGCCGTCGTAGCGTTCCCACCATCTCTTGCGTAGCGATGATGCGAACTGCCAGCCCTCATCGAGCAGCTGGTTGGCGCCGCGCACGGTGATCAGGTGTGCGATGGACTCAGCCAGTAGGCCGTTGCCGAACGTGTAGGAGGCCGGTTCGGTGGCTTTGGCGGCCCGTACGTACACCTTCATGTGGGCGTCTTCCCAGCCGCCGTCGCGGGCGTGGACCTGTGTCCAGCCGGTCTGCTCGGGCTTGATGTCGCTGATGAGCCCGAACTGGTTGGATACCACCGCAATAAGCATGTCGCCTAAGGCAGTGCCCGCGGGCACATCGACGTCGGTGTGGAAGGTGTTGTTCACCGAGTGCTCTATCCCGACAACCGTGGGGGTCGACAAGACAGGTGGCTCACCGATGACCGGGGTGGCGTAGAGATCCAGTCGGGTGCCGCCGGAGATGAAGCCCGACTCGGTGTTTTGGTCACCGCCATCGATCGAGGTGTTCTCCCAGAAGTCCGTCCGGAACCGCACCTCCACCCGGCCGTGGAACGTCTGCCCGGGTGCCACGATGCTCCAGCCGGTCCAGTGTGGCATCAACGGGATGCTGGCGGAGTTCTGCCGGATCTCGCTGACCCCGAATCCGGTGCCGAGAGCCAGGATTCCGCCCTTACCGATGTCGCCGCCGATACCGAACTTGCTGACCTCGGCCATGTCCCACGATGTCGGCACCGCCGCGGTTGCGGTGATATCGCGGCCGTGGAGGGTGAGCAGGTAGCCGCGGGACCGTGCCTGCAGCGTCACCTGGGCGCCCTCCCGGGTCACCATGCCGTAGACCGATTGCGGAATCGGTGTGTTGTTCGTCCAGGACACCACGACAGCGTGGACTGCGTCGTTCTTGTTGCCGCCACCTGATGTGTCGTAAGACTTTGACACCGAAGGCACTTCGGCGCCTTTGAGGTGGCGCATCTGCATCCAGGGCTGCGGAGCGATGGCGTCGCCGACGATCCCGAAGTGCTCGCTCATGCCGAACCAATCGGCATCGCGAACGCCAGCAGTCGAGTCCAGCGGGCTTGTGCTTCCCAGCGCGGCTCGAACTCTGAAGGGGTGGTCCATACGCCTGGGGTTTGGACAGCGGCCAGGTATCGGAAGTGCAGGGAATCCTGCGCGTCGAGTTGGCCGACGTTGACCCAGGCTTGGGAGCTGTCTCCGTCAGCGAAGAACCGTCCGAACAGCAGCTTGTCCGCGGCGTTTTCGGGTCTGTCCACCTGTCCCCTGCCGCCGAATGAGTCCTGGATTACCGAGGGAAAGTCAGCTGTGGGCGACTTGCCGACAGCCCAGGACCAGGCGTCGTGAATCACTACGGTGCCCGGGTTTTGGGCAACGATGCTGCGGGGAGCCCGGATGACTTGCACGGTGATGTACACCGGGTCTGGGGTGTTGTTGAAGTAGGTGAGATCACCGTCGATCATCGTCACCGGGTCGGGTGATCGGCTGATCTGCCCGTCCTTCTTGGACTGCAGGAATCGCTCAGCGACGATGCTGGGGAACCAGTTTCGCCTCATGTCGAGCCCGTTGACGGTGGAGAGCATGTACTCCGAGGTGCACACCTTGATGCTCATCCGGTCACCACATTTCCCTGCTGCGGGAAGGCCCGCATTTCAATGCGCGTCCAGTTCGCGCGGGCCTCGTGCTGCGGCTGATTCTTGTTCGCGTTGTTCGACCACGGCGGCGGGGTCCACACATAGCAGCGGTACCAGAGGTTGAGCGTTGCCCCTGGATCGATCGGTCCCACCCATTCGTCCATGCTGTTGGCGTCGGCCCAGCGCCACTGCCGGCCGGGGTTGGGCTCGGCGACGCTGTTCGTTCCCAAGTCCCAGGCCGATCCGCACTGGGAGTTGTAGATACCGGTGGTCACCGGCATGGCGGCGTCGGCGTCGATCGCAGTAGTCCACCGGTCGCGGAATTGGATAGCGTTCGGATTCGAGGTGAGCCATGACCGCGGCCCGCGCGTTACGCGGATCAGCACCATCTGCGGCAGCGGGGAATCGTTGCGCCAGGACGCTTTCTGGTCGATCAGCAGCTTGCCTGGCAGCGCGATAAGCGGCGCGATGATTGACCCGTCACCACCGGAGAGTGCCCGGATGTCGACCACAGGGCGTACCAGCGCCCACGGTTGGAGCCGAAGCTGACCGGCCGCATCGGTGGTGAGGTTCTCCCCGATGCAGACGTTCGGCTCGGTGTACTCCGTGATCGGCACGACCGTGAGGCTACGGAGCCGGGGTGAGCGTGGTCGTCAACGTCAGCCCGTCTGCGTCGGGCCAGTCGGCGACGAACGACTCCGTGCGATAAAGCGCCCCAGAACTCGCCGAGACGACCAGCCACGAGTTGCAGCCAGTGGCGTCGGCGTCGTCAAACACGCTGCGCAGCGCGATGGTCGGGTTCTCGGGATAGTCCGGGTGGGTCTTCACCGAACCGCGCAGGTATCCGTCCATGGGGGCAGGGTAGCGAGCAGCGGTGCCGGCGCCGGTCACTCAACGGCGAATTCGGCGCGGTAGTCGGCGGGGGTGAGTACTCGGACTTGGCCGGTCGAGGAAACGACGATCCAGCGGTCGGCGATGGCGATGAGTTCGGCTGATCCGTCGCGGCGCGCGAGTTGGATACGCCAGGCGGTGGGGTTTTCGACTTCTTGGGAGCCGTGGATGATGCCGTAGTGCAGCTTGCGGGCGGTCAGTAGCGAGTCGATCATCATCAAGGTCTGCGCGGCGCTCTGCGGTGTGCCGTCGAAGTACATGGCCTGGTAGGTGGTCTGTTTCAGCGGTGTCGCGTTGGTGAATCCCATGATTTCTCTGTGCCTTTCGCGGTGCGGTCTTAGGGTTTGGGTTCGACGATGATGTGGCGGTCCGAGAACGTTGCGGTGCTGGTGCTGGTTTTGTAGACGGCTTTGAACGTGGTGGTGCCCGGGGTCAGGCCGGTCAGGTGGATGCGGCGGGCCAGGGTGCCGAACAGTCCGGCGGTGACGGTGCGCCCGTAGGCGGCGGTGGCGTCGGTTGCGGCGCGGGAGTTGGCGCCCGAGAGCGCACAGCCCATGTATCCAGTTTGTGCGGCAGCCCCGCCGGAGGAGTAGGCCGCCGACACATCGATAGTGACCTCGCCGCTTGTCGGCACGTTCAGAGTGACCGAAGGCCCGGGAGTGGCCAGGTCCACGTAGGCGGCAGTGCTGTTGGTGCCTTGGGCGGTCGCGATGGTGCCCGAGACGATGCGGGCGGGGGTGCCGGTGTCCAGGAACGCGAACTGTGACATCGAGCCGGGCAGGGCCGGGTCCGAGGATGCCCAGCCGCCGCTGCGGTAGGCCGCTCCCATCAGGGAGGTGGCACCGGAGTCGTTGTAGGAGTCGAACGCGGTGCCGTTGACCCCGACGGTGAAGGTGCGGGCGGTATCGGAGGTCAGGGTGAAGGCGTTGAAGGGGATCGCGGCCCCGACCGTGCCGTTCTTCCACGCGGACTTGGCCCCGGAGGCCACGCGGCCCAGCTCGTAGTGGGTGACACCGGAGACATCCCAGATCCGCAGATAGACGTAATCGGTAAACCCGGCGTTGGCGCGGATGATCAGCATGTAGCCGCCGGCGGCCCCGCCGGGCGCGATGGTGCGCCACTGCCCGGCCGCGGTCATCGAATCGGTCTGGGCGACCCCGGTGTTGAGTTTGAACGTCGGCAAGATGAGCGTGCCCATAGCCGTGAACTGCGGCGGGATCGGTGCGCGGGCGCGCATCCAGATCTTGGCCGGCCCACCTAGGCCGCCCTTGGTGTAGTTGCCGAACGCTCCGCCGCTGCCGCCCGCGCCACCGCCCGCCACCCCACCGGTGCCTGCGTTGCCGATGCCCCCAGACCCGGCGGTGAAGGTATCCCCGAACGCCGACAAGGTTTGGGGGCTGATGGTTTTCCCGTTCTGCCCCGACCCGCCGCGCCGCGCCCCCTCACCACCGGCGCCGCCCGCCGCCGATGCCACCGGTGTCCCGGTGGGGCTGGTGATCGTCGAGGTATCACCGGGGCTGCCGTTATCGCCGAAGCCCAGGCCCTCATTCTGCCCGCCCAGACCGCCGCCGCCGGCGAAGATCGAATACGCCCCAGCCTCGATGGGGAAAGTGCCGGTGGCCCACCCTCCCGGGTAACCGCCCGCGCCGCTGGCGCCCGTGCCGCCCTCACCGCAACCGCCACCACCGGCGGCCGGGGCGATCACATACTCCCCGTACCCGCCTGCCGCCCACGGCGGGGGTGTCCACGGCGCGGTGCCCGGACCGGTGAACACCGTGGTTTCGGCGGGCCGGAACGTGATCGAGGCGTTGAATCCGCCGACATCGGAGAGGATGTTTTGCAGCGCATTGATCGCCGCGCCTTGGGAATTGACCGTGTTGACCAGCGCGGCCATCGCCGCGTTAGCCTGCTCCTGGGAGGCCCGGGGCACATTGTTGCCGCCGAACTGGTTGTACAGCTGGGTCGGGATCGAGGCCAGCGCCTCGGCCCAACCCTCGACCGCCTGACCGGCCACGCCCGGGGTGTTGCGGATCGCGTTGATACCGGCATCGATCGTGCCCTGAACGCTGGTCTGCGCGGCACTGGCCGCCGACGAGGCGGCGCTGGCGTCGGCCATCGCGGTTGCGGCATTCGTGCCCGCAGTGTTGGCCGTCGATTTCGTCCCCAGAAAATCAGCAACAGACGCCGCAATGCTCGCCCACGATCCACCACTGAGCCACGATGTCCAATTGCCCAGCCCCGTAGCCGCATTGGTCCCCGCTGTCGCCGCGGTGCTCTTAGTGCTCAAGAAATCGGACACCGCGGCACCGACATTGGCCCACGAACCCCCGGTCAGCCATGACGTCCAGTTCCCGAGTCCGGTGTTCGCGTTCGTCGTCGTGTTGGTCAGCTCTGACCACTTCGCCGTCAACCAGTCGGTGATCGAGGTGAACGTCTTACCGTTGCCGCCCGTGACGGCCTCGGCGATCTCCTGCTCAGAAACCTGGCTGCCGCGCTGGCTCAAATCAACCGCAACGGGCGTCGGTTCCTGCCCGACTTCAAGCACTTCACCGGGGCTGGTCGCCATGAGTCGGCCGGCGACCGCGGACAGAACCCACTTCCCCACCCGGATTGTCCGGGGATTTTCGAGTGCTGACAGCCGCTGCGCCACCTCGCGTGTCCACTCCTGGTCGGTGCGCGGCGCCTGGCCTGGAACTCGGCTCACTGTGTCACCGCCCCTTTCTGGGCGATCTCCACCAGTTCCGGTAGGTCGTCGTTGACCGAAGCCAGCGTGAGCGCCACGGCTCCGTCACCGGTGACTGTGACGTTCTGCAGTTCCATCAGTTGCAGCACCCCCAGTGCTTCGACGTTGAACCGTACTGACGGGATCAGCTGCGAAATGTCTAGCGGAGCATCAGGATGCAGCACGGCACCGTCAGAGAGCACCAAGGTGTCTTTGATGGCCCCGGTGTAGCGCACGTATTGCTTGGCTGCGCGGTCGACGTTGGAAACACCGAACATGTCGTCGATGTTGTTGATCGTCTGCAACCGCAGACCGCCCATCGGCACGCTGGCGCGAGCCAGGTTGTCGCCGCCGCGCAGTAGGACATCGTTGTAGGTCTGGCCGCCATCACGCACGATCGAGAACTCCCCGCCCGTGAAGTCGTTTTCGCCGAGCGCCACAATCGATTTGAGCTGGGCCGGGCCCAGGATGGGCACACCGCCCACGACTGTCCAGTTCAGCCCCAGCCCGACGAGCCGATCGAACGTCGCACTCATCATCTGCTCGTCGGCGATAGCCTCGAAATCGAAGTGGTCGCCGCGCGGGTCCACGCGTTCGATGGCTCGAGTGTTCAGTCCGTGGTGGGCGATCATCGCGGCCCACAGCTCGCCCGCGATCTTCGAGGGGTCGGCTGCATCCCAGTTTTTCGTCAACGGGCAGCGGGTGCGGGTCATCAACGCCGACATATCCCGCGCGGAAATGGAGGTTCGTGAGCGGCTAGCTGAGACCCGTTGGATCGGTCCTGACCAGTACAGATCGCGGCCCTGATCATCGAACACGTCGATCCAATGCAGCCACGGTGTGATGTCCATGCGGTCGGCGTCGATCACGCTCGGCACGGTCATTTCCAGCACCGATACTTGCCGCTGCTCGCGGGTCCATTTCAACGACTCCTGATGCGTGGCCAGGAATTGGTCGAGCTGCTTGCCGCTGGCGGTGCGCAGCGACACGATCTGTTCAGAGCTGATGACCGGCACGGCTCACGGCTCCCGATCGGTGAGTGTCATGGTGACCTCGAATTGCGAAGTGCTAGCTGTTTGAACGATGAAATCCCAGCATGTTTCGCGGTCGATACGTGGTGGCCGCCAGGGCGCGCCGTTGGGGGTGCCGACGATCCCGACGGCGCGGTGCTTGCGGTCGTCATAGATGGCCCAGTAGCGCCCCGAGATGCCATCGAGGACCAGCTCTGTCAGTGGCGGCAAACCCGATATCTGCAGCGGGAATCGGTTGTCTTCGCAGCGCACATCGGTGCCGCACACCCGCAGAAACGCTTGCAGTGTCAACGGCGTCTGGCCGAGGTTACGGATCGCGATAGTGACCGCGGTGTCCCGGCAACGGAACGCGTAATCCATGGTGGGGATACGGAAGCTGTACTTGTCGATCTCGCCGACCGGCAGGCACCCGCCGCACACCGGCGGCGGAGTGTCCAGGATCGCGATCTCCTCGGGCACGCAGTCAGCGGAGAACAGCACCGGCATGTCCGAACAGGTGGAGGGCTTTTCGCAGTCGGCAGCGTGAACCCAGTTGACCGGCTGCCTGGTGATCTCGTCCCAGTCGACCGGCACCCTTACCTGCGGCAGGTAGGCGTAGGGCGAGAGCACCGTCATTTCCCAGCTGATGCGATACAGGTTGGCTTGGTGATGCTGGCCGGCCTGGGTGTTGTATTCGGAGATGATCCGCGGCTCTTTGGTCAAGACAACGCCATGCACCTCACGCACCAACGATGCCGGATCGACGCCCGAATGCGCTGGGCTGGCAGCAAGATAACGCAGAACGCTGGTGTTGTCGTCGATGGTGTCCCGCAGGATGCAGGACAACCAGTCCATGCCGAACTCGACGCCAGCGTGAGTGCAGGCGATCATCAGCGCCTCGAACGTGAGGGTGCGTGACAGGTCTCTATGCGGGCCGGCCGCGGCCCCTGATCCGGTCATCTGGGTGATGGGCCGTTCTACCGGTGTTGCTCCCAGGCCGTCGATTTTCATCACCCATACGCCGCCGAACTCTGTGGATTCGGGCAGTTCGGTGCTGTACCACGGTGCCAGCTCGGGTCGATAGATGTTGTCGCCCAGGAATTCCCGAAGACCTGGCCACGAATCATCGTAGGTGACGATTGTGGAGCACGAGCCGCAGAACGCGATCGGACCCCAGCACGTGCCGTTGATCTCAAACAGGCCGGGCCCCAGCCGGCGGGCACCGTTGGGCGGCGTGAGCAGGCCGGGGCTCACTTCGGTGGAGCTGTCGGGGATTTCGTAGAACCCCGGAAATTCGGTGGATTCGATGAGCGCGCAGTCGGTGCTCGGATCGTCGCCAAAGACACCGATGTCGCTGGTTGGCACATCCTGGCCCAGGTGCGCGATCACCCTGGAGCTGTTGGCGATCTCCACGCCGTTGAGGGTGAAGTATCCGCGGTAGGCCATCAGCTCATCAGCTCCAACAGTCCGGCGCGGACGTTCTCGCCCGCTCGTGGGCCGCCCTCGACGTTGATCTGCGCGGTCACGTACGTGGGGTTGCCGCTGGCGCCGCCAGGGTTGCGTTCCAGGGCGGCGATCATGCGCTCGAAGAGGATGGTCTGTTGCGGCGATAGGACGCGCTCTGGCCGGATCGTTGCCTTGGGCATCATGCCGACACCGCGCGCGAGGCCGCCCTGATCGAATGATCCGCCACCCAGGATGGCCAGCAACGGCGCGAACAGGCCTGTCAAGCCGCCGCTGAGTGCACCGATGATGGCCAGCGGAATTTCGAGCGCCGCGGTGATCGGTGCGGCGATCAGGTTCTCCAGCAGCCCGCCACCGAAGATGGCGTTGACGATGTCCGGGAAGTAGCTTTGCAGCCCTTCGCCCAGCATGTCGATGATCACCCCTGCCGCCTCGACGGCGAGCTGGCTGCCGATCTCGGCGATGATGTCCACGCCCGCCTGCCCGCCTGAGCTGATGAGAGCGGACACAATGCCGCCGGCGCCCGGTGCTTGGGTGTTGACCGCGGCGCCGGCCGCCGATGCTCCCGCTTGGATCGCGGCGTTGGCAACGGCTTTCGCGATCGGCACGATGACCTTCTCGATGATGTATTTGATCAGCGCCTCGATCACTATCTTGAGAATCCGGATGCGTTCCTGTGCTGCTTCTTCCTCGCTGGTGGATGAGCGGTCGACGAGCGCGGAGGTGTCGTTCATCAGGCGTCCGCTGGCATCGAATGCTTCGAAGTCGCCGCGGAACTGGCGGAACTCGTCGGTCATCTCATTGAGGGTGTCTCGGGCTTCGATCTCGACACCCAGCACCCGTAGCAGCACACGAACCAGCAGGTTGACGATGGCGCCCAGGATCGGGATCTGCGATACGCCAAAGAATTCCGCGCCCACCGTGTCGTTGACGTTGACTCCGCCGCCGGTGGCGAACCCGCGCACACCACCGTGGCGGGCAAGGGCGGCCCGGAACGCGTAGACACCAGCATGCCCACCCATGCGGGCTACGTCGTCGGTGGTGAGCACGTGTTCGTTCGGCATGAGCAGCGCCGGAACGGAATCCTTGCCCGGGATGCCGCCATACACTGGGCCGCCGGTGGCGAAGAGTGCGCCGGCGATGTTGCCGCCGATGCCGGCTGCAGCTCCGCCACCGCCGCTGTCGGCTGGGATCGCGCTGCGGACCGCATCGGCGATCGGTGGTGCAGCCGCCTGCCCCAGGGCGGTACCGATCTGGCCGCTCACGCTGTCCTTCAAGCTCTCCAGGGCCGATTGCACACCCGCCTTGACGACCGGCTCCAGCGCTTCCTCGTTGAGTTTGGCGTTGGTCTGCTCGATGACATCGACGAGTTGTTCACGCATGGCGTTGAGTTGGGCGTTGACGCTGGTGAATGTCCGGTCAAGTAAGGCGCCTGTGTCGGAGAACATGCGTCCGCTGGCGTCGAAGGCCTTGCCGTCGTTGGTGGTGAGTTCTCCTTCGTCGCCGCCGGCGCGGGTGAAGTCTTCGACATTCAGGCCCATGGCCTTGGCAAGTGCCAGCGGGTTGCGTTCCTTGACGAGCTGATTGAGCTCGGTGTAGGTGGCGTTCTTCTTGTTCCAGGGCTCCTGGCCGAGCCCGGCGACCGCGCTCATCACGTCGCCTGCGACGTTCGACGCGGCTAGTCCACCCGACTGCGACAGCGCACCAAGCATTTGGTCGCCCATGCCGCGCATTTGGCCGTCGAAGTTGGTCACGTAGACCGGGACCACGCCGCTGCCCACGCCGGCCAGACCGGGGGCACCGCCTGGCATCGGCAATCCGGGCATGCCCGTCGCCGCGTCGGCGGCGACCTTGGCGTGGATGTGGTCCTGATGTCCGGCGACGGTGGAGCTGTTGCCGTTGAAGTCTTCCCACTTGTCGCGCCAAATTGTTGAGTCCAGGCCCAGCGCAATGTAGTTGGCGCGCAACGCCGCGTTGATACGGTCGCCGAGTTCCTTGTTTTGGCCGACCATGATGTCCAATGCGCGGCCGCTCGGGTGGTCGGAGATAGCGTCCTGGCGTACTCCCCCTATCTCGCGGACCTCGGGGAAGTTGGCAGCGATGAAGTCCCACAGTTGGTTTGCGCCTGGTTGCAGCCCTGCCTTGGAGCCCTTCGGGCCGCCGCTTGCCGGGAGCGCCGCGATTGCGGTGCCGTTGGGAACCGCTGCCCTGCCGAGCTTGTCACGGAATGTCTGCAACGAGCTGATCAGCGCGCTGTTACTCGAGTTCAGGGAGCCGGTGTATCCGCCGCCGCCGATGATCTGCTCGACCAGCGCGGCGATAGCGTCGTCTCCGAGGGCACCCCGTTTCTTGTTCCGTGCGGTGGTGATCGCCCGGATGACCGGGTCATTGGCGTCCAGACCAGCACCGACGAGTTCGGCTGTCAGGTTGCCGCTCTTGGCGAACTTTGACAGCAGCGCCGCGTACTGCGCGTATCCGGCGGCACCCACACCACCGATTCCGCCGACACCGCGTGGCAGGTAGGTGCTCGGGTCCTCGCCAATCCACTTCGCCGGGTCGCCTCCCAGCGCTTGGATCGCCGCCGCGGCGGCCTCGTAGCCGGGATTGCGTGCCTTGATCGGTGTGCCGAATGGCCCCATCCGTGCCGGCGAATTGCCGGTGGCCGATGCGACGCCGTCGGAGGCGATGGACTTGATGGCATCCGAGGTCGCGGGCAGCGGGCCGCCGCCCTTGCCGGCCAACAGGTCTCGGATTTGTCGCAGCACTCCGAGTTCGGTGTTGTCATCGACGCCAGGAATGCCTGCCACCGCACCGACCACGCCGCCGTCGGCGTATCCCCTGCGGGACAGGCCGCTACGGAACCGGCTGTTGATGGCGTAAATGGCTGCAGCCCCACCCAGGCCGCGCACAGCCTCGGGGATGAGCACGCCCTCGCCGCCGGACATCGGTACCAGCATGTTGTCGACACCGGGAGACCAACCGGGCAGCACGCCGCCGTCGGCGCGGCCAGGCGGCACCGCGGGAGTCATTCCCTGCGCCTGGATCATCATGGTGATCGTCTGCTGCTTGTACTTGAGGATGAACGCTTCGACCTGGGCTTGTGCCGCACTGGTGTTGGCCTTGACCTGGATCTCGTTCTCCGAGACCTTGGTGATCTGGACATCCAGGGACTCAAGGTTTTTCATCACTTCGGGCGACGGGTCTTTGATCTTGACTTCACCCTCGGGCAGTGCCTGGATGTCCGATGCCAACTTCTGGACGTTGGCCTGTACCTCGGGCAACGCGCCGGCGCCGATCAACTGACCGAGGTTAGTTCCTTGCGGGGCGGGGACGTTTTGCCCCGTCGCGCCGGGTATCGGCAGGAACGTGGTCGGTTGCTTCTGTGGAGGCGGAGCAGGGGGCGGGAGCGTTGGTAGCGGGAACGAGGGGGTGTACGGCGTCAGGCCGCCCAGGTTCAGGCCGGGCAGTGGTTGACCGTCGGGACCGATCACCGCGCCGTTCGGGCCGATGCTGTACCCCGGAAGTTTGCCCGCCTGAATCTGCGCGAGCATGCCTTGCGACAGCGACGGTCCACGGTCGACCGGAAGCATCGTCTTGAGGTCGATGCCACTGGGGGAGATAACCGGCGGCGGTGGGTTGTCATGGTGCTCCTGCCACGACTTGTCCCACTCGGCTTTGCCATCTTCCAGGCGCTTGCGAGACAGCTCGAACAACGACACACCGGCACCAATCATGGCGCCGAGCGCAGCACCCCACGGACCGCCCATCAGGCCACCGGCCAGGGCACCGCCACCGATGTTGGCGGCGAACCCTCCGGCCTGCGCCAACCCCGAATCCGAGTTGATCAAGCCGCCGCCGATCTGGAATGCCGCCGCGCCGATGCCCAGACCTGCCAGCGCCTTGTTGATTCCCCCTGCCGCTGTCCCTGCTTTCCCAGGTAAACCGTCCAGGGCCGACCCGATGCTGTTTATCCCGGACAGAACCGAGGTAATGCCGGAGATCGTTCTCCACGCCAGGAATGCTGTGACGACACCGGAGATACCGCCTGGCATCGAGTTGAGAAGGTCGGTAACCATTTTGAGGATCGGCAGCAGCACCGCGGTCCACTGCTTCATGCCGTCGTAAACATCGCCAAGGAGCGAGGCGACGTTGCCCAGGATCGGCATCCACTGCTTGATCTGCTCGCGTCCCTCTGTGAAGAACTTGATCAGCTTCTCTTGGCCCTGGTCTGATGCCAGGAAGTCGGCCAGCGCGCCGGACCCGCCGTCGAGCGCGGACAACAGACCGCCGTCGCCGCCAGCGGCTTTGGTGATCGAGGCGATGATCTTGCCAATGTTCAGCAGTGTGTTGCCCAGATGGTCGGCACCCTCGATGCCTTCGGTGATCCATTTGTCGAGGTTGCCGTTCTCCACCGACCGGGTGATCCAGTTGTCGAATCGCTTTGTGACAGCGGTCAACCCGTCGGCGATACGCGGCAGGAAGTCGCTGCCCTCGGCAGTCAGTGTGCCGAAACCGTGGATCAGCGGTTCGATCGCCGCGTTGGCACGGTTCTGCGCGTCGGCGGTGTTGCCGAACAGCTTGTCCAAGATTGACTGCGAGGAGTCCAGGCCGCCGACGCGGCCCAGCTCCTTGAACGTGGCGTTCCATGCCTTCGAGATGCCGCCGAGGCCCTTCTCCAAGGTGGGTATCGATTTGTCGGTCAGTTCGGTGATGCTCTGATCGACGCCTTCGAACATGTTCTGCGCCACGATGTCGCGCTGCAGATGCTCCAGCTGAGGGCGCGCGGAAACTATGGCCTTGACGACGCCCTGGACCGCCGGGGCAAGGCCCTGCATTGCCTCGGCAGCTTTCTTGATGTCCTTCGGGTCGCCCGACTTCGCGGCCTCCCACGATGCCTTCACCGCGTCAGACAGGCCGTGGAACCCCAACACCGCGGTGCCGATCGACGAGACCATGCCGCCGATGACGCCAGGTACAACGAATCCGACCTGGACGAGCTGCTGCAGTGCCCCGGTGAGGTTGACGACGGCCGTGGTCGCGGCCGGAAGGCTGCCGACACCGAGTGAAATCGCATTCAATCCCATGGGGCTGGAAAGGAACCCTCCCCTGCCGCCATGCCATCTGACACCGCCGCCAGAGCCGCCGCCGCCCCCACCTCGGCTACCGCCGCCTGGCGGTGGTCCGGCCGGGGTCGGTGCAGCTGCCGCGGCGATCCGCGCCGCCGCGTTCGCTTCCCAGGCTGCTGTCTGCTTTTGGATGGCCCGGGTGGTCGCGTTGATCGACCGTGTCGAAACGCTCTCGCCAGCACGCGCTTTGGCTGCCGACTTGGTGTGCTCGTCACCGATGTCCTCGACCGCTTCGGCAACGGCCCTGGCTGCCGCTGTCTGCTTAGCGGAGGACTTTTCAGCCGCACGCGCGGCCTCGACATACTCACGCTCGATTCGATCGAGCTGCGCTTGAAGCCTCGCCATGGCGGGCCCCATGTGCTTTTGCACAGCAGCAGTGATCTCGTCGTCAAGGTTCGAACCGTCGATCGACAGATCAAGGCGAATCGAGCCGACGGGCGTGGTCACCGGCTCAAGCTAGCGAGGTGGGGTGCTACTTCTCGGCCTCGCTGTTCACCGCTTCCGGTGCCTTCGATACCTTTTCGAATTGCTCGACACCTTCGTTGAGCAGCGCGCCGATCAGCTCCCCGATGGTGTTGGCGTTGTATCCGGTGTCGTCCGGGTTCATCAACCGCGAGTAGACGTGCTCGTAGGTGTCTTCCGACAGATGCCGGGCGATGAACAGGCCGCTGATCTCGTTCTTCATCTTCGCCGGAACGTACTTGCCCATTCCCAGCGATAGCGCCGACATGGCCTGTGGTGTGGGAACCCGGATTTCGAGCTTGTCGCCACCAAACTCCAGGAACTCGTGCGGCCACCCGCTGGGCGTCGCTATCTCGGTACTGGCCCGGACCGCTGGCAGCGCATCACCGTGGGCAGCTGGTTCAGTGACTACCTGCGTATTAGGCGCGATGACATCTTGTTCGACGGCGCCGGCTGCTGCCGGTTCGGCCGGTGCAGGGGCGGACGGCTGGAGAGGTTCCGAGGCGGGTGTGGTCATGGCGCGTAGCGTGCCGAGCAGGGGTGCAGCCGAACGATTCACTCGCAGTGAATAGTTGGTCAGCGTTCCCGCGATGCCACTCGCATTCCGGCGTTGCGCAGAAATGGTCGCGCCTTCGTTCCCGGGTGGTGCACCAGCTTTGCGAACACCGTGCGCCCGCCTATCTGGAACCGCAGCGCTTTGGCGTTGCGTGGCCGGATGAGGTGAGGCCGCGAGCCCTCGTGGACGTATAGCGCGTAGCGGGCGTTGTTGCCGACGCTGCCGGAAATCGTTCGGGGGCCGGTGAAACCGATGTGTCCCTCGTTGACCTGGCGGCCGAGGTTGCCGGTGCGAACGGGGGCGTCGACGCGTGCCTGGTTGGCGATACGGCGCTGCAGGGACGCCATCCGGCGCCGGCCGAAAGACCGGGTCTGGTCGTTGAGCTCTCGTTCGTGAAGCTCGAAGCGCCCTCTAACTCGCGCCATCGGGCTGCGTCTGCGGTGCGTCCGAATCGGCGGTCGGCGACCGGCGTGCGCCGCGGACACGCTTGGCCGAGGTCTCCGTGTCGGCCTCGGTGTGCGGGCTGTCGGCAGCGGAATCCGGCTCGGTCTCCTCCGCTGTTTCGGCTTGCGCGGTGCTTTCGCTGCTGGCCTCGCCGCTGGGGGCTTCAGGTTCGTCGAGGCTGCCGTCCACCACGACGGCGCCACCGATCTGCACCAGCTTGCGGACCTCGTCGGTGACGGCCACTGTCTTGCGCACACCCCGCTCCAGAACCGTGGTCGGTGTCAGGCTTCCCTCGATCGTGACGTAATGCCCCACAGCGCACCCTCTCTCATAGCGACACGTAGGCCATACCGGTCCACGCGATCAGCCCGCCCTCGGGCCCTTGCGGCGCGATGGTATCGGTGGCTACTGCACGATCGGGCTTCGTCAGCGCGGTGGCCGCAAGACACAACGCCGTTTCTATCCGGAACGAGTCATCCAGGCTGATCTCGGCCTCCGATTCGAGCACCGGCCACTTCGGTTTGGCTGACATGTCCGCGCACCGTGCGATACCGATCTCGACCGCCAGTGCCCGCACCACATCAGCAGTCTTGCAATCCCGGGCGGCAACGTAGGCAGCGGGAAAATCACTGCGCCGGCTGCGGTATCGGCGATCCACCCGAACCCAGAGCAGCGGCTCTTTGCAGCCCGTTGCCGGTCCGTGCTCGGGATCCCAAACGGACAGCGGCAGCGGCCCGTCGCCGGCGAAGAACCGCACATCCTTGGAGCCGCCACCGAGCGGCGGTTGGACCGAATCTGTTGGGTTGAAGGCCTTTTTCATCGCGTTGATGAACTCGTTGACGATGTCGGAGGCTGGATCGTGGGGATTCACAGCACCTCCGGTGCCTGCTGGAGTCGATGCGGATTGACCGCGGACAGCCACAGGTCCACCTCGCTTAGCCCCGTCTTGCCTGCGGCGAGGATCTTTGTCGGATCGAATTCGTGGCTCACACCGCGGCGGGTGGTGGCCACCACGGTGCGCGGCAGTCGGCATGTGTCTTCGTCATCGCAGGCGGCAACAAATTCGCGGGTCAGTTGGCCTACCAGTTTGTCGACGCCAGCTGGTACGGGGTTGCCGCGTGCGTAGGTCACCGACCAGGTTCCGGGCTCTCCGAGCGGCCTGCCGAGATCTTGGCTAGGCCATGCACCGTCCTTGCGGTACAGGGCGTCTCCTTCCAGCTGGTAACCGGAGTCATCGAGCACCACGCCGTCGATCCTCACTTCGGTGATCGACGCGACCGGGCCCGGCAGATGCACTACCCGCGGGCCCGTGACCGAGCAGCCCCCGATACAGCCACACGGCCTGTTCACCCATTGGCCGGCATCGAGTGTGAGAACGGTCGAGCTGTATCCGAATCCCTGCGCGTAGGAGCGACAGGGCCGCGCTGTGGTCGCGCAGGCGCCGAACTGGCGGCCGGACAGCGCCCACAGCACGTGCACGGCAATGTCTTCGGCGTTGCTGCGCCGCACCAGTTCCAGGTTGTGGGCCGCTTGTTCCTCCGCGGTCGGGCTGGTGCCGAGTTCGGGCAGCGGCGGCAGACAGCTCCGATCGATCGGCCAATCGCAGGACATGGGGCACACGGTAGGAGTCGGGGGTGCTTACACATGACGAAACGCCCGGGGGCCGTGACACCCCGGGCGTTTCGCTCGCCTGCTCCCCTACGCCGGTGTGACGGTGGCGGCACCGCCAGTCAGGCCCGTGCTGTCGGCGCTAAGCGCCCCCAGAGCCGGGTCGAGCTTCACGGTGTAGCTGCCTGCCGTACCGGAGACCTGGACCTGGCCCACCTCGACGTTGGGCAGCGCCTCGATCGCCGACTGCACCGCCGCGGGCAGCGCGGTGGCAGCGATGTCGGCGGTCGGCTCAGTGCCGACCTTGGCCTTCCAGTTCCCGGTGCCGGTGACCGCGACGGTGTAGGTCTTGGCGTTGCAGATCGGCTGCGGCGGAGCCACATCAGCGGCGTCCACACCGAAGTACGCCTTACCCGGACCGGTGAAGATCGACTGCACCGCCAGCTCGCACGCACCTTCGGTGGGCGCCGGCGGCGGCACCGGGGTCCGGAACAGGATCAGGTGGTTGTCCGAGGGCTTGCTGTACATGGGAACCAGCAGACGCCCCGGTGTGCCGGCGGGGTCGATCGCGGCCACGTTGTACGGGCCCCGCCCCCACCGCTTGGGCGCGATCGTGCGACCCGTCAAGGTGAAATTCGACGCTTCGGCGCCAACAGGGATTGCGCCCGACACGAACTCATTGCCCGCAAAAGCGAGGTAGCCGTATTGGCGTCCGGACGCCGCTGCGGAGAAGATCGAGTCATCCAGCGGCTCGGGGCAGTCGTCGTCGCCCTGGCCGCCAGTCCAGATCTCGAACATCACGCCCGACTTGTCATCGACGGACTTGCTGTCGATCACGCCGATCGGGTCACCGTTGTAGTCAAGCACCCGCGCCCACAAGAGGATCAGCGACCACAGGTCCGGGTCAACGCCGCACAGCTGCAGTTCCGTGTTCCACCAACGGCGTTCGGCCGGGGTGCGATCACTGACGCACTCCTTGCCCGCGGCGTTCTCTTGGGTGATCTCGTTGGCTTCCTTCATATTCGGGTCCAGATTGACCCGAATGAATCCCTCGGTGACGATGCGGTTCGCGTTGCCCTGGATGGGCAGACCGCACGAATCCACCTTGGTCACGCGGAGCGCATAGCCCTTAACGACTGCGAATGCCATGTGCTGGCTTCCTCCTGCTATCAGGCGCTTCGCGCCGGTCCATTACGTTTTCCGAGGCTGCGGCGAACAGTAAAAGGGCGGGGTGCATCAGATCTCTTCGCGTAACTCGGCCGGGATCGCCGGAGTTGGCTTGCCGGGCGCGTGTTGGCGCGCCCACTCCATCCACTCACGGATATAACGGACAGCAACGCGCAGTTTGGAGCTGAGCTTGTCTCGTTCGGTTTCGACGGCCTTCACATGGGTTTCGAGATTCCGGACGCGTCGCGTGGTCAGCCCCTGCCAGGCGGTCAGGATGGCGACGATGACTCCGCCAATGGCCTGGATCTGGTCTGGGCTCACTCGAATGACCTTCGCCGATGTAGTGAGGCAGTCCCATGCTCACCGACATGCACTGCGGCCAGGCACTTGGCGAAGCTCGCCGCTGCCATACCGCCCGCGACGCTGGCCGCGGCGAGCCACGGAAAGTAGCGGGCGTCAACAGATTGCGTAGCTTCGGCACCAACACCGAGACCGCCACCTACAAGGAAGCCTTGTGCCGCAGAACTAACGGTGCGCTCCACCGCGTCCTTCCAGAACTCCCGGGTAAACAGATCGCTCACGAGTTCATCGCCTCTGAAGCGTGCTTAGCGATGGCCGCGAACACTGCTTCCTTGTTGGGCAGCTCCTTGGTGTCCAGACCCTTGGACGCGGCGTAGGCATCGAGCTGCGGCCGCTTCCAGTCCAACTCAGGATCGCCCTGTGGCCAAGCCTTCGGCGCGAAATCACCTGTAGGAAGCGGCTCCTGGGTGGGGTCGCCGATGGCTGTACCTTCGGCGTCGGTCGAAACCGGTTCAGGGAGCGGTAACGCCGTGCCCGAGCCGTCGTCGCCTGTGGTCGCGTCGGTCATTCCTGCTGGCGGTGGTCCATCGTTGGAGTCGTCGGCGTTCACTTCGTCGAGCAGTCCGGCCTCGCGGGCATTGCCTTCCGGCACTACGTAGACGGCGCGCGGGCCCTCGCGGGTCAGTTTCTCGATGGCCTCGGGCGGTGTGCCGACTTCCAGCAGTTTGGCCAATCCGGGGCCGCGCAGCGTCCCGTCGACGAAATCGATGGTGGCGAAGCCTTCCTTGACCACAACTTCCACACCAGCAGGCATGACGTCCAACCCTTCTACGTGATGTTCACGGCGCCGATCAGCGCCTCATATCCGACGACCAGCGACCGCTCGGCGATGGCCTTGAATTCGTTGTGCTGCAGGCTCGGCGCATCGCGCAGCTCCACTGGTCCGCGCCATCCGTAGGTGGGGCTGGTGGCGATCAGCTTGGCGCCCAGCGCCGAGACGTAGCCGCCGCCGAACACCCAGGTGTTACCCAGCGGTGAGACCAGCCGGCCGTTGTTGTAGCGGATCAGATTCGCCTGTGCGGCAGGTGCGGCCAACTCCGCCGACGCGTGAATGACCCCGACGGTGCCGGTGTCCGCGATCAGCCCCTCGATGGCGCCGATAGCTGCCACGATTCCCGTCTTAGCCGCTGGCGTCCCGGCATCGAGCAGCATGCGGGCCGCGAGCGTCTTCTCTGTCTGGATAGGCTCCAGCACGCGGTGTACTTGCTGTGCCCGGACCCGGATCTCTTCGCGGCTCCGCTTGAGCAGACTGCAGTCGTCCGATGCGTAAGTGGTCTGCGCAATGAACGCATCTGGGAAGGCAGGACGCTCACCATTTTTGACGTCAGCGGGTTTGAGCTGCGACTCGGTGGCGTTCCAGGGTGCGCTCCAGACACCGAACTGGGTGCCGCCCCCGTAGTTGAAAACCCGGAACTCGACACCGGACGGCAGCCAACGCAACGGCCCGCTCTCGTCGACCCACTGGGTGGCAGCGACGAGCCCGTTGGATGCCGGATTGACCAACGGTGCGTCAAACTGCACCGGGGATAGCGCTGAAGTCATGTGGCGCGATTCCTCTCTGCGGGGGAAGGCGGGCGGACGTGAAAGCCTCGGTTGTTCACGCCGCCCGCCTCGTCCAATGCGATTCGCCGGGCTCCGCTACGGGGTCACAGGCGGCGTGTTGCACGCCACGGTCTGACGGGCGCCGATAGCACCGGACACGCAGATCGGCAGTCGCACGATGATCGACTGGTCACAACGCTTGCCCACCTGCAGCGAGTCCTCGGTGAACACGTGGGTGTACTGGTTGAGCTGCAACTGCTGCAGCGGGTACTGCACACCCAAGGTGATGACGTTGTTCATGGTTCGGAACCAGGTGCCGGCCGGATACAGCATCACGTCAACCGTGGCCGGGTACACCACGGTGGCCATGTTGCCTGGCTGGCCCGCGCCGCGGGTCTGCCAATCCACCACGTACTGCAGGTAGATGTCGCGCACGGCCAACCAGTTGTCGATCTCCGCGTTGGTGACGGCCAGGAATTCCTTGCCCTCACGCAGCGCAAGGTCTGCGCGCAGCACCCCACGGAACCACACCGGCGCAACGCCTTCGATGGTGGCGTTGTCCGCGAGCCCCTTGTTGTACCGAAGGTTCGACGCCTGCAGCGCCAGACCGTTGAGAACGCCACTAGTTGCTCCCAGCACTGACCCGGCAGGAACCGCGATCGGAGTGCCCGATCCAGCGACCATCTTGCCGATGGAGATCTGCGAGACGCGGTGCTGGTGGGCGACCTGGATCTGCTGCAATGCGTTCTCGATCGCCTCGGGCCAGGCTTGGCGCATCAAGATGCCGGCCTTGGCGGCCCAACCGATCGCCTCCAAGCGCCACTCGAGGAACTCGTCCGGGCACGGCAACTCGATGAGCTTCTTGACCGCGGTCGGATCGCCCTGGGCATTGACAGCTTCGAGTTCGGCTTCGGTGAAGTGCCACAGGTTGTCCAGTAGCGCCGACACATCAGGGCTGATCGGGACGCGGACACCGCCGCGAGAGAAGTCGAACGGGAAGTCCGGCAGCGACAGCAGATTAGACGCCTCGGGCACACCGCAGAAGGTGTAGACCTGCTGCGAGGGGGCGCACCAACCACCAGCAGCGACCAGGCCCTTCGCGTTCGCCGGGCCGTGGCCTGGGATGTCGCGGCCGATGGCATCCAGAACCGCGAGCGCCTCGTGTTCATTGGCGGGCGCCGGAATCTCCGGAGCGGGCCGCGTCAGGCGTGCGATCGCCTGGGTCGCGTAGTTGCCGTCAGGGCTCGTGCCGGTGCGCTGACGGCCCGAGACGGACCCTGCACTTACAGAGGCGATCGACTGAGCGATCTCGGCGAAACCGACCTTCTCGGTGCCGAACTCGGCGTACTTGGGTGCGGACTGCAGCATGTCCCAGCCCTTGGGCTTCTCACCGCTGGGGGTGTCGGAGGGGATATCACTGTTGCGGACTGTGCCCGCGAACTCGACCTGGCGGCTCGAACCTGCGGCAGCGGTGACGGTTTCCGATTCCGCGGCAGCTGCCGCGGTGGCGGCTTCGGCCTCTGCTACCACTTCCGCTGCAGCACCACCGTCACCGTCTGCGGGGGCTGCCTCGTTGTCTGTCGCGGTGTCGGCTGCCGGCTGGGGCTCGGGCTTCTCGGTCGCGGCATTCGCGCGGTCGAGTAGGGCGTTGAGGTTCTCGGTCTGTGCCTGATCGGCGGCGGCGATCGAATCGCGCTCGGTCACAACCTTGTCGCGGCTGTCGAGCAGGTACTCGAAACGCTCAGTCTCCTCAGCGCTGAACTCGTCGTTGGCGGCGGCGCGGGCCTGGAATACCCGGATCTCCGCTGTCACTGTGTCAGCCAGCTCGTTGAGCTCGGCGACGGTGGCGGGCAGCGGATCGGGCAGCTTGTCGAACTTCACTGCGTGCTCCTGTTCTCAGAGTGAAACTCTCGGTCTGTTCGATCGCTCCCCGGCACATAGCGCATGACAGGAACTCTCTTGGCCGCAGAACGTAGAGACGGTGCGTGCACACGCTTTTCGAGTAGCAGCCGCCAAAAGAGAAACCCGCAGGTCAAAGACCTGCGGGAATCCCTCTGCGGTTAACAGCCTTTAAGAAACTCAGCTGGTGATGAGCTTGATGGTGCCGCCACCATTTCGGCGTTGTTCCTTCTTTGCCTCGATGAGCGTCAGGAACGAAGTGACCGTCTTATCTGGCGCGGTGTATTCGAAACTCTGCACCGTCGCACCGGAAGACGTGACCGAACCGGCGCGTGTGCCCCTGCGGCATCCGCACCCCATCAGGCACGCTCCAGCAGTTGGCTCATCCGCTCGGCCGGCGATGGCTCCGGCGGCGGATCCCCAACGGCCAATGTCGCACGCGTGAGCAGCGCGGCCCGCTTGGCAGCATGGGCTGATTCGGCCAAGGCTTCGGTGACGGCTGCCTTGATGTCATCGCGAGACAGCGCTGTAGTGCCGGGCGCTCCCGGGCGCGGCGACATGGAAGCCACCAACGACAACGGGTTGCCTTGTGAGTCGGTTGTTCTGCGGCACAGGAATCCTGGTGTGTTGACTGCCAGCACAGCAACGAGTTCGAGGTTTCCGCCGTATGGGCGCCAGTCGCCGGACAAGGGCGCGGCCAAGCCCATCTCGATCTTGTCCGGTGTCGCCCACGGCGCTGCGACACCCGACACCCAGATGCCGTGGGCGTCTTCTCCGGCTCGTACGAGCGCAAAGCACGCCTCGGCGTTGTCGTAGTGCGCCTGAGCTTCGGCGTTGCTCACTCCAGACACCGGTGCGTGTCCGATGCCCACGGTCAGCCGACCCACCGAGAGTTCAGTGCCATCGGAAAGGCGCACCGGTGGCGAGGAGTGAAAGTGTGCATAGCCGGTGTGCGACCGCGGAGGCGAGATATGCCCGAGGCCAACGGAACGATGCTTTTCATTGAAGGTGGCTACATGTCCGAAGATCCGCCCCGTTTCGGGGTCGATCGACAGCGGAGTGGGTCCAGCGAGCCCGGGGTCGGAGAACAAGACCGGGGCGTACACGCGTGGTTGGAATTTCGCGGCCATCGACGCAACCAGTGCCTTGTCGCGCGCCTCGCGTTCGGCGTTCAGGGCAAACCTTGTCTGCCCGAATGCAGGGATGGCCACGATGGTGGTGGCGAGTACTTCGGCAGCCGTTGTAGTGGCGAATATCTCGCGGTCAGGGTCGTAGTTTTCCTCTGTCACTACTGTGCCGTCTTGGTACGTGGCGATCATCGTGACATCACCCAGATCGACGGACGGGTTGCACACACCATGACTCACTAGGTCGATCGCTTTGATGGCGTTGTCGTTGTTGAGCATGTAGCCGTCCGCACGAACCTCGCCGTCTTTGAACCGGATCGCCTCGATGACGCCGACTGTGACGGACCCGTAGTGGCCGCCTTCCATTTTCTCGCACCACTGAAGCGGCATCGGGGTGTCGCGGAAGGCGAGCTCGATGTCGGCTGCAAGCATCCGACCATCCGACGTCGGAGTACCGGTCACCGCGAATAGCGCGTCGGTGAACGTCAAATAGGTCTCTGTGTCGTCAGCCATTTCGTACTCCTGTTCACTCGGCGCGGCCCAGCCGCCGGACGCCACGCGCCCGATACCGTCCTCGGTGTCACGGGCACGCACATTGCCCGCCTTGTCTCGGCGCTCAATTTCCTCTGCCTGGGTGCGCCCATCACGGTTGACTGCCACCGAATCCCGACCGTCGAGGCGCTCAGTGTGCCGATCAACCTCGTCTGGCAGATCCTCGCCGGCCGCGAGAATGCCGACGCGGCACCGGCAGTTCTTCCACTCCGCGGGCGACGCCGACATATCCCCCGGGACAAACAGCTGCTCACCGCCAACGGTGAAGTGCCCCTTGAGCGGCACTCGCTGCCCGTCAGCGGCCCAGTGCGTCGGCCGGGTCTTGCCATCGAGGGTGCAGATCCAGGTCTTCTCCAGCCCTGCGGACTCTTCCGACTGCGCCGCAGCGGCGACAACCGCGTTGTTGAGCACATCGGCGGCCTGGTACCCGCGCTGGCGGGCCAGGTCGCGCATTTCGTTTGACGATGGCTCCAGGACTTCGGCAGCCCTGGCGCGCAACACCTCCGGCCGGTCCTCGGGGGTCACTGACAAGGTCAGCGTCGGCTCGGCGAGCGCGGCTTCCATCTTCGCGCGCACCATCGCCGGTGTAGCCGCGATATTGTCGCGGCGGCTGGCCAGGAAGTCATCGCGCGCAGCGGCGAGCGCAGGGTTAGCTTCGACATGGGCGACGGCGGCAGCGATTTCCTTGCCGGACATGAGCAGCGAGCCGAGCACGATGGCCAGCACGACGGTGTCGAGGTCGGGCACGACTACGTCGGCGACTGCGCCGCCCAGGCCGATCGTGGCTTCGTACACCGATGCTGCCCACAAGATGCCGAGGCCGGTCACGATAATGGCTTCGGAGTGCTGGTCCCACATGCTTTGGGTCTGCGCGACGGCGTCAGGGTCCGGGGGTAACGCAGCTGCCGCAGTCAGTGCGGGCAGCACAGCAGCGCGCGCCTCGGGTGCCCAGCGCCGCAACGTCTCCGCGTACAGGTCGCTGATCGCCGCTTCGGCCTCGATCGTCCGAGACAGCGCCTCACCACGCTCAGGCCACATCAGAGCACCTGCCCGTCGACGACCTCGCGGGTGAGTTTCTGCCGCGCGATCCTGCGCACGCTCGCCCGAACGCGCTCCGGATCAATCCCGAGCCCCGACAACGCCGAATCACCCAAGATGCTGTCCCATCCTTTGATAAGCCGCGACACCTCCGGCTCATCGACCGGGCCCATGTACCGGTGATATTCGTGCGTCGGGATGCCTTTGAGCCGCGCGTGCTGCTCACGATCATTCGTGCGGACGCGCCGCTTGCCGGCCAACTCGAGAGCGCGGCCCACCATCAGATCCACCACCGCAAGTTCCACGTTGGCCCGCGCGCTGGCCTGGACACCGCTGCCGTCGTCCTCGGTGTCCGGTTCCTGCTGCTGCTCAGCACCCGACGCGTCATCTTCCCCACCGCCTTCTCCGGGCGGCAGCGCTGCAACGGGCTCAGGGAACTCGATGCCCTGCACCGAACTATCGAGTAGCGGCAGCAGTTCACGCAGCAGCGTGGGCTCTTGACTCACCCTGTCCTGCGCCCACTGCTGCCAGCCCTCCAAACTGGTGAAGTCATACATTGCGTCATCAGGAATCCCATAGGTCCGTACCAGGTACTCGCTTGTAACCGCGCCCTTCTCGAACGCATCCTTCGTCTCGTCGGTCAGATCCGGATCGGACGTCAGGGCCGATGCGTCGTACCAGAGAATGTATTTGTCAGGGTCGATTCCCTCATCAATCAACATCCCGCGAAGAACCGACTCATAGATCGCGTGACAGATGATTTCCATGACGGGCTTGACGTGCACCTGCACGTCCTGATCATCGATAGCCCATGCGGACCAATGGTTTCCAGTACTCAGACCGAGCAGCCGCTCCCGGGACATGTCCAACCCCGTCGCTAGCCGGGCGATCGCCTTCTCCCGAGTGTTCAGCGCCGTGTCGGTAACGTCCTTGCCGAACTCAAGGTGATTGATCTTCGCCAGGTGATCGCCAGGCGCAGCCGCCACGATCGGGACCAAGGCGGCCATGCTGTTCTCGTCCTTGGACGCGGTCTCGGCGACCTGAACGATCATCTGCTGCAGCGAGGCTGCGACTCGTCGGCCTGGTTGCAGCTGCGGAGCCGAGTCGCCGGGTTTATCGGCCGCCACCGGCGACTGCTGATCGGGCAATGTTGCTTCCGACGGCACGAACAGCAGCCCGTTGTTCAGCAGACGCGAGTTGTCCGCGTTCTTGATCTTTTTCGTGGTGCGCACGATCTCGCGCAGAGAGTCCAAACACGCCTGCACAGGCGAGTCAGGCAGCGACGCGTCTTCGGCGTCGGGATTCCACACCCGGAACATGCCGTCGCCCTTGCTCTGATCGAACACGTGCTTTGTGCCGTCAGGCAGCTTGATCGTCACGGTGTTGCTTCGCGGGCCTTGTTCAATCTCTCTGCGCGTGACCGCATACCACTTGGCCACCTGCCTCTGGTTTTGGTCGGTACCCTCGGTCCGCATCAGGATCGCGATCCACAATTCACCCGGGACCGTCAAGGATTCGGCGGCCCGTCGAGTCAGCTGCGCCTGCCCTAGCCTGCCGCCGGCGATCTTACGGACGATCTCGGTGACCCGTTGTCCCTCACGGTTGTCCTCGGCGATACTTCCGGTTGGCTCACCGGTGTCGGCGTCGATTTCGGAGGCCACGAATCGGACTCGTGAGCATGAGTTGGCCCGCCATCCAACGTAGTAGCGCAGCTCGCCGACTGCCCGGTACATCTCCCAGGCTTCGGCCTGCCAGTTGTTCCGGCGGCCGACCGATCCGGCCTGGAAGATCTGGGCCGAATTGGTTACAGGGGTGCTCGCTGCGGTCAGGGCGCGCGGCGCAGAGGCCGTCAACGCGTCGCCTCTACGGCGTCGAACAACACGCAAGTCTGGGGCGGCCACGTTGCAGACGGTAACTGTGCAGGGTGTTTACTGGCCGGCCTCGGCGTCGCGGCTGACGATCTCCATTTCGTCGGCCGTCAGCGGCGAGGCCAGCCCGACGACATACGAACACGCCAGCGCCACACCGAACACAGCCCACCACGGCCAGCCGATGATATGCACTGGCACCACCGCGACGGCCAGCGCAAGCCAAAACCCCACGCACCAGGGGCATCCGAGGAATTCGGCCAGCAGGTTCCAGCGCGCCATCCGGCGGGTGTGCGATTGCGCGGTGACCGGATGGCCGGCCGTTCGCGCCTCATCGGCAGCGATCATCGCAAGGTTCGCGCGGTGAGCGATCCACAGCCGCACAGGATCCAGAATGGTGTCGTAGTTGATCAGCCGCACGAGCCGCATCACAGCGAGCACATAAATGATCAGGATCAGCACGATGGGTCCGAGGCCAAGGTTCATGGTGGCCGACGCTAAACCCAAGGAGTGAAACCGATCCCGCTGAAACTGTCCTACAGAATTAGGACACCGCAGCTAAACGCTTAGATTTACGCTGCTCCTGCTTGCGTAGTCGCGCGCATTCGCGGCAGAACTTGCGGCCGCGATGCTCGTACACGTTGTACTTGACTTGCGCGTGCCCGCAACGGAACAACGTGAGCGTGCCAGCCAGGTGGGCATCGATAAGCTGATCTATCTGCGTGCGCAGACGCGCCGCTTCGGCCCTGGACTGATCTGCCTCGTGTCGGGTGGCCGTGAGTTCGATACGCTCCAAACGCAGTTCGTCGCTGACCTCGCGTGCCTCCCGCTGCGCGACCACGAACGCCTGCGTCATGTCCTCGGCGCGGATCGCGCGGATGAGGCGCAAGCTGCAGCCGGTTCGAGCAGCGATGTCTTGGGCGGTCATACCCGCGGCTGTGAGTCCAGCGACGAGCCAGGCTCGGTCCTGATCGCACATCTTGGTCATCTTGCGGAACGATTTCGGGGACGAAAGCACCGCCGCAACCATCTGTGTATCGGGTTCCCACCGCTCCGGCGTCGTCAAACCGCGCCCACCGGAATCGAGTTCATCGACCACACAAACGCCACGGTAAACCGGCAGACCAGTGGCACACGATTCAGAACGCGCCGAAACCCTAAACCGTTACGTTGCCGGTGATCTGAGTCACCGTTTCATCGAGGCGGGCCATCAGCCGCACCGCCGCCTCTGAAACCGCACCGGCTGGAATCACATACCCTCCCCAGTTCGCGGAGCACCGCATAGTCTCGGTGTAGATCGGTGTCGGATCAGGCCCAGCGATCGGACCGCCTCGCGCGAACTCCATCATCGCCTGCCTGTCCGTGCCCAGCGCTGGCCGCGATCAGCGCTGTCCAACAACTCGATCCGCGCTGCCAACTCAGGATCGAGCACCGCCAGCATGTCGTCGTAAACCCCGCGGCGCTGCAGCTCTGCAATCAGCGTCGCCACCTGACCGACGTTCGCAACCGACTGCGGACCGCCTACCCGCACGCCGAGCGCGAACCCCAGTGCCGCATCCGGCAGAGCTGCCAATCGTTCATCAATGGTTTCCGAGGCCATGCCGAGGAAAGTACGCCCGCACGGTGACGGAGTTCGCAAAAAAACAACGGCGTCTGCTGCGTACGAGTACCTTGCACACCGTGGGGTTCCAGATGTCCGGCCGGGTGGGTGTTCGGGACTACTTCACAATGGAGCATCTCTGGAACGCCCGACACATGGCGCAGCTCTGCGCGGATAGAGAGCAGTCCCTTGTCGGAGAGGGCTTCAGAGGTATTGATCGACCCGTGAGGGCGTTTGCTGTTGGCGCAATCCTTGAATCCGTCGCGTTCCTCGAAGCACTGATCAATAGCGTCTGGCAGGACGCCGCAGACGATGATCCAGCAGAATCGAAAAGGAGCCATCGCCTCGCAGGATTGTCTAACCAATCCATTGCACGGCTGCGAGAATTGTGGCGGAACGATCGCGTGGAACGGTCGCTGTCGGTGACAGATAAATTTCAGGTGGCATTGACCTGTGCTGATCAGACGCCGATGCGTCTGGGTGAAGACCCGGGACAGACCATTGCGGCCGTTATCTTGTTCCGAAACGACCTTGTTCACTTCAAACCTACTGTGCAATGGACCGACGAGGTACATCGCCTTGAACAGCGTCTTCGCCCACGCCTCGCCGACAATCCTCTACTAGAAACCCAGCCGTGGTTTCCGCATCACATGCTTTCGGCGAGCGGCGCGCGCCTCGCATACGAGAAGTCTCGAGAATTCGCATCACTCTGGTGGACACAGATGGGGCTGACCTGGGATCAGTTCATGGAATTCGACGAAATGACGGCCCAGGTCCCCGGCCCGTAGGCCGAACACAATCAGCCGATCCGGCGCGACATCCAATCGGCCATATCCACCACCGAGCCACCCTGCAGACCGTGCGCCGACGCGAACACCGACGCAGCGACCTGCGCCGCCGGGCCCAGCTCGCCACTCATCGGCGTAGCGATATCCCATTCCAGACCCGCCGAATGCACACACACGTCATGTCCAATTACCAGCGCCGCCAGGTTATCCGGCTGATGCTGGCCAGCCTGCCACGCCACGGCCTTAGCCTCCAGCACGGGGAAATAGCCCGCCAGACGGCAGGTTCCAACCTCCAACGCCTGCAGCAGCGCCGAGCTGCGCGCCACTGCATCCCCCACTCGCGGCCGGCCCTTCGGCGGCCATGAAGACACCTTGATCGGGCGGTTCAGTGTGCCGTTCTCTCCCGCGCGGGTGATCGCTTCCTTGACCACCCTCGTATACGTTTCGCGCGCCGAAAATCCCTCCACCGCAATCTCACTCGCCCCCACATCTATCGCCAACTGCACGGACTCTCGCGCCCACTCATCCGACGTCATCGGCTTCGACTTATCCGCGATCAACGCAACTACACCGCGGCCAGTCAGCGACGTCGCGATCAGACCACACGAGTCGCCCTGACCCGAATCAGACGGGTCCACCGCCACCACCGTGAACACCGGCCACGACGGCGCGAGCGGTAGCCGCCAATCGTCCAGCCACTTCTGCTTCACCAGACCACCTGCGGGGTTCTTCGGCTCCCCGCAGTACAGCGCGAACCACACACGCTCCCCCACGGTGCGCCGTGTCGCCGCGAAATGCTCGGCCGTGAAGCCCAACGCGCTGATCATCGCCACTCCAGCAGGCCGACAGAGCGCGTCGGGGATCTTCGGGTCCGAGACGGCGGGGATGTTGGTGCGCCGCCACCGGTCCGGCTCCTGCTTGATCAGCGCGCCGGCCAAGTCTTCCTCGTGCCAGCGTGTCATCACCACGACGACGGAGCCGCCCGGGTGCACACGCGTCGACAACGTCGATTGGTACTCGTTGAGCACGCGCCGCCGATGCGCTTTCGAGTCGGCTTCCGCCGCGTCCTTGACCGGGTCGTCGATGATCATCAGGTCGGCGCCGAAACCCGTCACACCCGAGTTGATACCGGTGGCCAGCACGCCGCCCTCGTGGCCCTCCACCCGCCACTGCCCCACCGACGTCTTATCGCGCGCTAGCCGGTAGCCCAGGAACTCGGCGTGCTCGTTGATGATCTTGCGGACCTCACGAGAATGCGTCTGCGCCAACTCATCCGAGTACGACACGATCACAATCTTCAGATCCGGGTTTTCGCCCAACGCCCAGGCGGGCGTCCAGATCGCCAGCGACTGCGACTTCCCCGTCCGCGGCGGAGTGCTGACAACATCTCGCTGATCCGGCTCCCTGACCGATCGCACCGCGAGGTCCGACAGCAGCCGGATCGTCGGTGTCACACGGAACTTCGGGTCCAGCCTGCGCGCCAACTCAGCGGGGCTCCCCGGCCGTCGGCGGGCGCGTGCCACCCCCACATACCGGGCAGCCGCCAGACTCAACACCGCGGACATGAGGTCAGGCTGCGCCTGCGAACGACACCGGCTCACCGTCGAGCTCCGGCACGATGCCCGTGTGCTCCTCGAACCGACGCAGAATCACATCGGCATATCGCGGATCCAATTCCACACCGAAGCACCGGGACTGGCGGCCATGCGCTGCGATCAGCGTGCTACCCGAGCCGGAGAACGGGTCCAGCACCACGCCGCCCGGACGCAGACTGTTGGCCAGCATCGCGTCGATCAGCGCGACGGGCTTCATCGTCGGGTGTTCGGCGTTGCGGGCAGGCTTGTCCACCTCAAACACCGTGGTGGACTTGTTGTCGCCGAACCAGCGATCACCGCCGCGACCCAATCGGCCCTCGCCGCCCGGGGCGAACGCGTACAGGATGGGCTCGTGCCGGTACTGGTAGTCCGAACGGCCAAGGGCCATCATGTTCTTCACCCACACCAGGTTCTGTCGCACCCGCAGCCCGGCGCTTTCCATCGCGGACTCGAACGTTGTGCGTTCGGTGTCGGCGTGAGCCACGTACACCGGGGCGCCCGGCCGGGTCACCGCGGCCACCACATCGAACGCCGCCTTCAGCAGCTCGAAAAGCCCACCTGCACCATCATTCTGGATCCGCAGCGCAGCCTTCGTCTTCCCCACATAGTCAACGCCGTAGGGCGGATCGGTCCACACGCAATCCGGCTGCACGTCACCACACAGCGCCCGCACACCCTCCAGATCAGTCGCCGACCCCACCAGCAGCCGATGCTCCCCCAACGACCACAACTGCCCCGGCCGCGACACCGGCACCTCCGGTGCCGGCGGAACATCATCCGGGTCAGTCAGCGGCTCCGGCGGGAACAGATCACGCTCCATCGCCAACAAATCCTCGAGCCCGTAACCGGTTCCGCCCAAGTCCTCGATCGATGACAACAGCTGATAGAGGTCCGAGGTGTCGTACTCGCCCAGGTCGGCCAGCCGGTTGTCAGCCGCCACGATCGAACGCGCGGTGTCCTCGTCGACGTCCACGATCCCGACATCAATCGTGCTCCAGCCGAGCGACCGTGCAGCCATCAGTGTGTGGTTGCCCGCCAACACCTCGTTACGGCGGCCGGTCTGGCTGCCCCGGTTCACCACGATCGGCCGATACTGGCCGTGCTTGGTCAACGAAACGGCGATCTGGCTGACATCACCGCGGCGCGGGTTGCCTGTGAAGGTGTGCAGGTCATCGAGGGCAAGCTGCGTGTATTCGGGCACGCGCCGCAGTCTGGCAGCAGACGATGAAACGGATCACATAGCGTGGGCTCTTATAGCGATAACCCACAGCATGAGTGCCGGAAACAGGTACTGGTTAACGCTCGACAATGAAATATCTGTGAACAGCCACAGCCCCGTTTCGACCACCCACACCACAATAAACAGCACCCGAGCGAAGCCCAGCAGTTTGACGACCAAGCCGCCCTACTTCTGTGTTTCGGTACAGATAGTGAACATCCGAATTGGATGCGGATACCCGACCGGGCACATGTCGGCGCTCCGGGCACCAAGGACGACCCTGGTTGGTCGGAAGCGTTGCGCCACAGTGGTGTCATCGCATGCCACAGCCCGTGTCTCGTCGTCGCCGATGCTCAGGCAGCGAGTGTTGGTCCAGTTCAGGTCCAGGCATGCGGTCCACTCGCCGGCAGCGGTGTTTCGGTAGTAGCGCCGATCAACGTCGCGGACACAGTCTTTCGGCTCGATGACGCGTTGTACGATCTTGTGGGTAGCGTCCGGGGCGTCACACTTCGTCAGCTTCATCGCAGCGTCGCGGCGCGGGCCGGCGATCTTGACGCACGCGCCAACGGGCGCATCCTCTGCTCCCGCTGCTGTCGTGGTGGCCGGGGCGGGGAACTGTCCGGGGATCTGCGCGAAGTTGGCTTCGGCGTTCGGCGTTTCGGTGGAGGTCTGGCATCCCGATAGCACCATTGCTGACAACGCCATAATCACCGCCAGGGCGCTGGCTCGTTTCACTTGGCGTCAGCCCTGAACGTCTCTACGCTCATGACTTTCCATTGCCCGTTGAGTCGGTACATGCTGTATCGGACCCGCGCCCCGGTGTAGTAGTAGATGTTCTCCGGTTTCGCGTTTTTCTGATCCTCGAATTCTGTGTACACGAACGCGTTGTAGACCAGATCGCCTCGCGCCAGAATGCCGAAATCGACTATATGCATGGGGCCATGGTCCAGCATCTCCGACGCCATATCCTGGACGTACCCACCTTTGAAAGATGGGTTGAGATGTTCCTCAGCTATGCCAGTGGAAAGTGACTCTAGTCGCTTCAGGTCACCGGCATTTAATGCGTCAATGTATTGCTCGATCACCTGGCGTACTTCTGCGTCGTATTTATCCGATGTCGCACTGGGGTGCTGCATGCACAGAACATAGGTCAGCAGCGAGGCGATGGCAATCGTGGCAACCCAGGCCACACCGACCGCAGCCACGCGCCCGCTGAACCTTTCGCGAAGGTAGGCAATCATGCGGTAGGTCCCTTTTCGAGGCACTGGAGTTTGTTGGAATAGGTCGGCACGGCCCAAATCCCCTCTACGAACTCTGTCACCTGGAACCCTTCCTTGAATCGGCGGTAATAGTTCGATTGACCACCGATGGATTGATTGAGAGCAATATCCATGGGGAGCACTTGACGGTCATCGAACACTGTTCCGCCCCATGTTAAATCTGGCATGTGGCCCGGCGCTTTACCGTTAAAAGCTTCTTCGCCAAAGATTGCTATTGCCCTCTTAATGTCATCTTTTCGGCGGGTGTCCATGCCGCTGGTCGTTCGTTTGATCACCATGCCGCCGGCGTCCTCATTCTTGCGAATCAGGCGATTTCCGCCGTTTATGTAGTCCCTCATGCCATCTATCTGGAATTGGGTGGGGTTGGTGACATCCTTGGGGTAACAGATCGGCACCCGGCCCTTGCATCCCGGCTCTCCGGTCTTGCACTCATCGGAAAAGTTGTCCATCCAAGGATCGATGTAGTCCTTGCACACTTTCTTGGCTGCCGCATTGGGGATGAGCTTGCACAGCGGATTCTGCGGCTTACGATCCGGCGGGCAATCGCCACACTCGAGCGGCTGGGTCGGCACCCGCCCCGGTGAGCGCTCACCATCGGGCCCCAAGGATCCACCGCCGCCCTTGGGCTTGGGCACTACCTGGTCGACTGCGTCCCCAACCTGCTGCACGACGTCAGCGACCTGCCCCGCAGTTTCGGTGAGCTGATCCATCTGCTGCGACATCGCCTCGCAGCGCTGCTGCCGCTGCTGGTCACCCTGCTCCTGCTGCTCCTGCTGCTGTTGCTCGGGTTGATTCTGCTGCTCTTGACTCTGTTGCGGAGACTGCTGCTGCTGCTGTTGCTGACCCTGTTGCGGGGACTGTTGACCCTGCTGAGGTGAATTCTGCTGCGGCGCTTGATAATCAGGATTCGGCTTGCCCGGCCCCTGGGTGTACCCCGGCGCCGTGGAGTAATTGGGCATCTGAGTCCCATGAGCGGGCTGATCCCAGCTCTGCTGCGGCTGCTGCCCGCCCTGCTGGCCCGGAACCTGCTGTGGCGCTTGCGGATTGCCGGAATTGTAAATTGAGATGCCCGAGTTCTGATCCAGAGGCGGTAAGTTGCTGCCGCCCTGGTAATCCGGCATCGACGGCGGCAAGCCGGGAGGCTGAAACTGAGAACCCCCACCATCGGTCATGCCGCCAGTCGGCCCCGGCGGGCCGGTCGGTTCCGCGCCCACCGTCGCCAACGTGGAGAAGCCACTCCCCGGCGCCGTGCGCATCGTCGCGACCTGGACCGTGCCAACCCCAACCGCGAGGACAGCGACCGCGACCAGTGCGGCACGGACCCGCTGACGTGCGCGCTGAACTACCGGCTTGTCGGGCTGATGTTGCAGTACGCGGCACCAGTATGCCTTGTAATGGTTGCCTGAATCGATGTCCCCAGAGCCCATGGGGAACACTGTAAAGCACGTTGAACTGGGGCGAAAGCTGATCCAGAAAACAATCTTGATTATTTGCCACCACACTGGGCGCGACCTGCGAAAAGGTAGCCCTGCTGACGCACTTCACGTGGCCGCCAGCTCCTCGGATAACGATCGCGAGCGGCCAACGAATCATCTTGCGCCGCTCGCGATCGTTAAGACTTATCCCGGCAACTGCTGAGGATATGCACCAACTGTCAGAGCGAACGCCGAGGCCAATTCATGCAATCCCGAGGCCGTCGCATTCGGAGCCATTTCCTTGATCGCCGTCAACAACGCCTGCCGAGTCTCTTTCGTCAGATCACCATCAGCCATCGATTACCCCTCTCGGCCCCAGCACCCTGCCGAGGCGGGCGTCACGCTATCGCCTCCACTCAGGCTTCAAGATCCAAACGCGAAAACTCGTCGCACACAAACAGACACCGGGGATAGGCCCCCTTCCGAAACGGCTGTCTTCCCCAACCACCGTCCGAAAGGGGGCCACCGATCAACTATCTCGGATACGCCGGAGTCGTCGTAGGAGCAGTCGACACCGACAACAACTCCCCGGTGCACATGGCCGTCGTCTTCTCCGCGTATGGCGTCGCCCACCTCGCCAACAGCTTGCCCGAACCACTACTACCGAACGAATCCGAGTCCCCGAACAACTCCAACGCGGTAGGAACGGTCTTCGGCGGGACAGCGAAAACGATGTCGCCCCACGCATGAGCGTTGTCGACCGGAGAGCCAAGAAGCGGCCCACCGAACGAACCCAGATCAAACTTGCCATTCTTCACCGGCTCAACGTTGCCGGTCTGCAGCCTCCAATTGGCCGTTGGAATCGCGCCCTTCGACGCACCCGCACTTACGTGGAACACCACGACACGACCATCATCGGCCGTCGCGCACGTCGGGCCCGCATCCACACTCACAGTGCCCTCGAACTCATCGCTCCCCCAGCCCGGGCCATGGCCCTTGACTTTCACCGAGGTATTCATCTGGTTGTAGTCCGTGCTACCCGAATCGTCCGCACTGCAAGCCGACAACGCGAACGCGCCGACAGCCAACACGCCCGCAGCCGCGCCGCGGACAATCTTCATATCAATCACTTCAATTCCTTCCTGCGCAGGTCACTTGCCCACGCAAGGTCGGAAAGGGGTGACGGCACGCTCACGCCATCCCGCCATTTTTTGGCGGTGATACGGCGTACCTGATACCTTCAAAACCTGTCGCCAACAGGGAATTGGGGTCCCAGGCCGTGACGCCACCACCAGGCATCTGGCCTGGGGCACCTATCCGACCTGCAGAATCTTATCGGTGTAAGTAGCCCAAATCACGTGGCGGCAACACCAATTACGCGCAACACCCAGATTCTTAGAACTCAGCCCTGTGGACGCCTCAAGATCCACGACTGTGGATAAACGCCGAAATAGCTGCTAACCAGCTTCCAAGCTTGTGGACAACCTGTGAGCTATGGGTGGATGATGGCAAACAGTAGTCCATCGTTTTCTTAGAACCGGGCATCTGAAACACCTCGGGCGTGTCGGGCCAGCCGAACGCTCACTCAACGAACCCGACCTCAGCCATCCTCTGCGGCCCGGGCGCGCACGTTGTAGACCGTCGCGCGGGACACCCCGAACTCGCGCGCTAAATCCACCGGATGCTCACCAGCCGCAAGCCGCTCCAACACTTCGGCTGTCTGCTCACCCGTCAGCGCTGGCCTGCGGCCCTTGTACACGCCCTTCGCCTTCGCGAGTTCGATGCCCTCGCGCTGACGCTCCCGGATCATCGAACGCTCGAACTCAGCCACCGCCCCCAGCATCGACAGCAGCAGCGTGGACATCGGCGAATCGTCGCCCGTGAACGTCAGGTTCTCCTTGACGAAGTGGACCCGCACACCCCGAACGGTCAACTCCCGCACGGTACGCCGCAGATCCTCCAGCGAGCGCGCCAGCCGATCCATCGAATGGACCACCAAAGTGTCGCCGTCGCGCACGTAGCCGAGCGCCTCGGTGAGCGCCGGCCGGGCAGTGTCCTTGCCGCTGGCTTTGTCCTCGAACCGCTTATCGACCTCGATGCCGTCGAGCTGGCGTTCGGTGTTCTGGTCCAGCGTGGAAACCCGCACGTAGCCGACCCGCTGCCCCGTCATGCTTCCGCCCAGCCAGGGTGCCAAAGCAGTGCGATGGCGCAACCCCCGTCAATGATGTCCTCGCTGTCCATGCTGACCTCGTACCCGGGGCCGTACCAGCCGGAACGACCACGCTGCAACACGCTGCGACCACCGACCAAGATCGTGGCATTCTCCGGCAGCGCATCGAGCTCCTCGAAGGTGCGGACGGTGCACGCCTCGTGCCACGCAGCCGCAACAGTGTCGGCCCAGCCGGGCTCAAGACCGTACGGCTGATGGGCGGCGAGTACGTCTCGGAGACGCGGCGAAGCCGCCCCCTCAGTGGGAGCGGCTTGCTGCGAGCTGTGATCGCTCATCGGGACATCATCCTCGGTAGTTGGCGGAGTCAACGAAGAACGCGCGGCCCGTGTCGGGGTCCGTCCACATGCAGGGCTGGCCGTCGGGTTTGCCGTCTTCCTCGGCGCAGGCCGTGAGTGGTTCCGCCGACGCGCTGGCCGCCATCACGGTGCCCGCGGGGATTCCGAGGGCAGCCCCGACGAGCAGGCCGACGGCGAACAGGGCGCGTTGAGCAACGGTGAGCATTGATTTCCTTCCGGTGGGTGGATTATTCGAGGTCGGACCAGTCGGCCCAGGTCGGTAGTGGTTGGCCATCCCAGTGGACGATCGCGATAGGCCGGCCACGCGCGTTGAGCAACATGCCCTCGGCTCCGGTGTGTCGGTGTTTGACGCGTCGGTCGGCCAGCGCGGCGCGGATCGCGTCGAGGTAGGTACCTTCGAACGTCTCCTCCGCGAACACCTTGTTGAGGGCGTCATCGATGCCCTCACGTTCGGTGATGACGTCGGCGATCAGAGCGCCAAGGAGACGCGTTTCTGGCGTGCTGGCCATGGTCTCCAGGTGCGCCAGGTAGGACAGCAGTTGCGCGGTGGCGCGGGCGTTGATCGCGGCTTGCAGCTTGTCGCTGGCACTCATCGGGCCTCGTATTCCTCGACCAGAGCGCCGCAGCACTCCACGCGGACCGCGAGCACTCTGGCGTTTGCCGTGGCGGCAGTGGTGGCCTCTTCGTTGGCGAGGTTGGCAAGGGATGCCTGGAGGGCGGTTTGGACGGCGGCGGCGATCCGCACGGCCTGGGCTTCGGTGACGCCTTCGATCTGGTAGGTCGTCGTGAAGCTGGTGAGGTAGCCGGCGGTTTTCGTGGCGGTGGTCATGAGTTCTCCGTTTCTAACTAGGTTCTAGACCACATTAGAACCTTGTCTAACAATTAGTCAACCACTCTTGTTAGACTGCATTTACGCATTTCACCGCTGATATCGCCGATTCTTCAATCTGTTTGGCACGGGTATACCCCAGTTAGACGGACTCGGCTTCGTCGTCGTCCTCGTCGTCGGCCAGCTGCTCCAGCACGCGCGCCATCCACCCCGGCTCAGACTTGGCCTCGATGCCCTGGGCGCGGCGGGCCACGGCCAGCCACTCGGCCAGCTCGTCGACCGGGATGCCATCGAGGGCGAGCACCTGGCGCGCCACCTCGACGTGGATCTCCCACAGCGAATCGTCCGGGCCGGCGACGAACGCGAACAGCTCGCGGCACTCGGCGGCCACCGCGGCGTTCAGCGCGGCCGGGTCTAAGCGTCCCTCGGCGACGTCCTTGGCCACCGTCATCGCGGCCTTGATCGCGTCCTGCGCGGGCTCGGTCGGGGCGGTCACGGCTCAACCACCTCGGCGTCGATGACGGGCTGGGCCGGGATAGCCGCGGGGCCAGACGCAGCCAGCGCCAGCAGCTCGGCCTCCGCTCGCTCCAGCACCGCCACAGCGGTCGTGACGTTCACGTTGACCTCCTCGGGCACGACGACGAACAGCCCCCAGAGCTTGGCTTCCTTCTCGTAGCTGTCGAGTACCGCGCGGCCCAGCTCGGAGACGGTGCGGTGCTCTCCCCTGGCCTTGGCCTTGGCCATGGTCTCCATGAGCATTCCGCGGACCATGCGGATGCCGTCGCCGTTCGCGCGGCGCGCGATTTCGAGGGTGGACGGCGGGTTCTTCCTGAGCCACGCCATGGCGGCTTTCTGGGCCGATTGGGGCGATTTGAAGCCCGTGACCTCGGCGACTTCGCGCCAGGTTCGGCCGGCGATGTGGAGCTGCCAGGCTTTTTCGGCGCGTTGGTTTGAGCCTTGGCGGTTCATGACTGGCGGCATGGTGGTGGATTTTCTTTGTTGGGGGTGCTGGCTGGGGTTTGGGCTGGGTGGTTGATGGTTCGGGGTTTTGGGGTGGTGGGGGTGAGTTACAGGGGTGTTTTTTGGCTGCTGGTGGCGTCGTGGGGCGGTTTTTGGCTGGTTTGTGGGGTGGTTGTGCCTGTGGGGGTGTTCCAGCCCATTTGGGCGCGGATGGTGGCGAGTCCTCGTTTGGCGGCGGCTGCGTGGTCGATGTGGCGGCAGGTGAGGCCGTTGGGTCGGATGCCTTGGTGGTCGCAGTGGGTGCAGCTGCGGATGGCATCGAGGTCTTGGGCTTGGGCGAGTTCTGCGAGGTGGGCTTGTTCGTCGGCCCAGGGGTCGTAGGGGTCACGCATCGTCGGTCTCCTGCTGGGTTCGGCTGCGGAGTGCGGCGTGGACGAGTTGGCGTCCGCGGGCGTTGGTTTCGGCTTGGGTGGGGTTGTGGTTGCAGACGGTGCTGGTGCCGGGGAGGTAGCCGTCTTCGTCGCAGAGGTCGCAGGCGGCGGTCTGTTGGGCGCGGAGTTGGGCGGCTTGGTGGAGGGCGTCGGCCCTGGCTTGGGCTTGGGCGCGTGTTTGGTGTTCGGTCCAGCGTTCGTGTGCCTTGCGGAAGTTGGCGCACGGGCCGCAGTTGTCCTCGATGGCGTCGGGGTTGTCGCGATGGGCTTTGCATCGTGTGGGGGGTTCGTCTGGTGCTGGTGTGGGTTCGGCGGTCTCGTGTGCGCGCGCACGCGTACCCCCCACTTGAGTAGTTACCAAGGTGAGAGAACCTGAACCTGAACCAGAACCCGAGGGTCCCTGGGTGGGTCTCGGGGAGGGTCCCGGGGTGGGTCCTGTTTCCCCAGGTCGCGGGGTGGGTCCCGTAGACCCTCCCAAGGTGGGTCCTTCGGAGGGTCCCGAAGAGGGTCTAGGGGTGGGTCCCTGGGAGGGTCCCTCGGTGAGTCCGTCGAACGGTTCTGGGAACGGCTGCGGGTATCCGTCGGCCAGGGTCTTGAGATGTGCGCGGGCCGCCCGGTGGGTGTCGTTGATGGAGTCGCGCAGACGCTTGGCGTAGTCCTTGTCCCCCTTCACTTCCGGGACGTCCATACGGTCGAGCTCGTCGGCGAGTACTGCGGCGAACTTGGGCGAGTCGATGACGGCCAGGAGGCGCAGCGCGGCCAGGAACATTGTGGGCTGCTTATCGAGTTCGTCGCGGCGGATCCGGGACCGCACCAACACCTCCCCCGTGTCCTCGTCGGTGAACACGAAACCGCGGCGCTCCATGCGCACCAGCGCAGCCTGCAGGTCGCGCACGGCGGGCAGGTGTTCGCCGTCGCGCATGGCCTTGCGCCAGCGGGTGAAGTTGATCGGCTGGATGCCGGCGGCGTTGACGGCGCGCTGCCCGTTGAGGACCTGGAAGAACAGCTTGTCGAAGATCGGTTGGTTGCAGAAGTCGTCGTCGGACCATTGGGCGAACAGGTTTTTGGCGTACTCGCGGGTCGTCACTGTGCTGCCTCTGCGATCGATGGGGTGGGGGGCGGTGTGCTGATTTCATTCGTCGGGGGTGAAGAGGCGGCGCGTCGTCTGTCCGCATCGACCTCGCGGTTGACGCCGCCCCAGATCCCGTACGGTTCGCGTCTCGCGCTGGCGGCGGCCCGGCACTGCGGCCTCACAGGACATTTCGCACACACAGCCTGCGCTTGCCGCGCAGTCACTGTGTCGGACGGGTCAGGGAAGAACAGCTCGGGATCTTCGTCCCGGCACACTGCGCGGGCCTGCCAGTTGAGTTGACGCATCAGCGGTGGCCTTTCAGATCGTCGGGAAGCGGCACGACGCCAGGCGGCAGAATCCGGAGGCGTGTTCGGCTGCCGAAGGTTTGGCCGCATGAGCACATGTGGTCGCCGTCGTGGCCTTCGTCGAGTACGCAGTCACATGGCGTCCCCTCGACCCACCAACCGCATACGTCGGTCATAAGCCGAGCTCGCTGAACAGATCTGGCGCCGATTGAACCGGCTTGCATGTGGAGACTGGCCGTTTCGGTGGCGAGGTATTCCGTCGTGATTCCGCAGGCGGCGGTGCGGCGGGCGAGGTGGCGTCGAGTCCGGTGAGCACTTCGCGCATGTTGTCGAGGGCGCGCTGCAGGTCGTCGATCCGGTACCCGGTCGCCGCACCCGACAGCCGGCGCACCGCGGCCTTGACCGATCGGGTCTGGGCGAGCACCTCACGGATCTGTTCGATCTCGCCGAGCTTGACAACGTTGAAGTATCCGGACGACTCGTCGTCCCAGTCGATTTGATGGCCGAGAGCCTTCTCCAGTGCGCGGAGCCGTGTACGTGTCACTTCTGCGAGCTGCCCACTATCGGCCGCCCGGGCAAGTTCGTGCTTGATGCGCTGTTCGACACGCTCGTTCACTTCGGTGGAGGCTGCGCGGTGGGCATCGTCGCGGGCCCGGTTGATGGCTTGGGCGCGCAGGGTGTCCTGGCGGGCCATGATCGAACGGACGGCAAGCCAGGAAGGTTGGTGGTCACGCCGGATATCGGCTTTGACGGCGATTTGCATGCGGGTCTTGGACTTTCCGGGCGACATCAGTCCCCACCCGGGCGGCAGCTCGCCCTCGCGGACGATGTTGGGGTCGTTGACGACGAGCCACCACTGGTGACATTGGTCGCACCAGGGGTCGGCCTTGCCGGGCTTGTTGAGTTCGTTGAGCCAGTCGGCGCGCGACACCTTGAGTTCGTGGCCGACGAGCATCCGGCCGCTGCTGCTGGTGAATCCGACGTAGATGGCGTCACATCCCCCGTCCCGCCCGGACATGCCGCCGGCCGGGTTCCATCCGACCTCTGGCAGGAACACGCCGCCGGGCAGCGGTGCGCCGGGCTTGATGTAATGCCGCTGCAGCAGTGCGAGCAGGTCGGCAGTGTCACCCATTGGTGCGGCGTCCCTTCCGTTTCTGTGGGCGTGGACAATTCGAGTGGTGGCCCTGCGTAGGTGGGTGCCAACCGCAGTACGTGCAGCGGCCCAGCGCGCGGCATTCGGCATACGTGAACAACACCCGCGGCACCTCACCCATTGGCGAGCTCAAGCAACACGTCGGCGTGGCAGGGCATTCGGTTACCGGACGCGTCTTCCAGCGGGCACCAGCACACCAGGTCGCGGCCGTGTAGCGCCGCTCGAATCTCTGCGAGATTCGGTGGCTGTGGTGCGAGGTCATGACCGCCAACGAGGTATGGCGTGCCGTCGAGCCATTTCCGGTAGCACTCGACTGCGTGTGCGGTCGAGTGGCAGTGCATCTGGACGATCTGAACCTTCATCGCGATGCGATTGATGACCATGGCAGGTCTAAATGGGTTGCCCCACCTGCTCGGCCGCCCGACGTAGATAGCCCCTTCGGGCATGCGCCAGCCCGCGGTGCGCTTGCGCTGGATGCGCTTGGGATGTCGGCAGTCCGGGCAGCACTTCCGGTTGGGCCGCGCGCCGTCGCAGTCGGAGAGTGGAGTGTCGCACCACTTGCACGGAGTATTGGCCGGTATCACTGCACTCCCTCGAACATCGAATCCATCTGTGCCTCAAGAGCTGCCGTGCGTGCCCGCTGGCGCGTCTGCGCGTGGTGCTCTAGGTCGTAGTGCAGGTGGCACCCCTGGCACATCGCGCGCAGGTTCTCGGGCCGGCAGTCCTCGGGAGTGTGGTTCAGGTGCGCCACGGTGAGCACGACGCGGCTGCCGGTGCCGTAGGCGGGCTGCCCGTTGACATTCGGGCAGCGGTCGAGGTGTGTATCGCGCAGGCACTCGCCCTCACACTCGCAGCGGCCTTGGGCGCGCTCGAACCGGATTCGGCGCGAGATCTCGGGCCAGTCCTTGGGGTAGCGGTCGCGATTCTCCGGGCGGATGGGCATCAGACTGCCTCCCAGAGCGTGCGTTCCACGCCGTTCTCGGTCTTGTCCACACGTGGACGGCCCGGCATGTTCCAGCCCTCGCGGGGTGGCCGCACAGCTACCACCCGCCAACCCGCAGCCCGCAGCGACGAACCCGACTCGCTAGCAAGGGTGTACGTGATCAGTCGGCGATACCCCATCGCCTTTGCGCCACGCCACGCTGCGCCGTACAGCATCGAGTTGGCATTCTTGGTGCCGTCGGTGCACGAGCGGTTGACCTCCAGCGTCAGGCCGTCATTGAAATGACGGGGACGCGGGATACCAACCATGGCGACGCCAACGATCCGATTACCGTCGGCGACCGCCACGCTGAACTTGTGGCCCTGGTTGGTCGGATGGTGGCGGTGATGGCGATAGATGAACTCACACGCCTCCGTGAAATCAATGGGGCACAACGATAATTCCGGCATTACGCCACCTCCTCCCAATCACCAAGGGCAGCGCGTTCCACGTGTGCCTTGCATCCCCACTCGCGCAGCTGTTTTGCCGCCGCGTCTGGTTGGGCCCGTTGCATGAATCGGCGGGCAGGAGCGATCGGCACGGCGATCACGGGCTGGTCGTCGTAGCCCCGATATCCATTCGGGTAGTCAGGCGCATCTCCGGGTTCGCACACAAGGCGGGTGAATCGCGGCTTGTTGCCCCAGCCGGCGTTCGGCCATTCGTCTTTCAGGTACTCGGTGATATCGGGCAGCCACGCGGGCGACGGGTCATCACCCTCGGGATTGTGGAAGTACTCGACGATCTGCTCCCACCAGCGCCAGTCCTGGTCGATGAAGGGCATGCCGTCCTTGGTCGGCCACTCGTCGACAACCACGCGGTAGATGTACTTACGGGCGCCCATCACTCACCCGTCCGGCACGCTTCGCGGCTGCGGCGAATATCTCCGCAAGGGCATGCAAGTCGGCTGCGGCGAAGCTGATTCGGTCGTCAATGATCAGGTCGCCGTTGAATTCTTGCTCGATGTAGTGCGGCTGGTGAGACCAGACGGCGTTATCAGCCCCGTTGATCCCGCATGGTTCCAGCCGCTCTATCACTGCGTAGCCGTGGGATTCGAGCAGCTTGGCAGCAGTGAACAAGGGATCGCTCATTGGTTGTCTCCGTTCGCATTCGGGTCGGCTTCGTATCCGGGGCAATCACACGGCTCGTAGACCTGAAAGTTGTCGCCCCGGGGAACTTCGGCGGTCGTCACCCACGTTCCCGCCCCACACCGCGGATTCGGATTCCCTCTTGGCCTCCTATCGGCGTGATCACTCCGCGGATGCGTGCAGATGCAGATCGGGTTATCGGTCATACGCCGGCCTCGAAATCGAGTGGGGCGGCGTGCAGCCGTGTGCGTAGCGACAGTCCCAGGTACTCGGCGTTCAGATCGATGCCGATGTACTTGCGGCCGAGGCGCTGTGCCGCCATTCCGGTTGTGCCCGAACCACTGAACGGATCGAGGACTGTGCCACCCGGCTTGCATCCGGCGGCGATGCAGCGCTGCGCGAGCTTGGGCGACATGACGGCGAAATGGGCCCCGGAGAAGGGCTGGGTGGCGATCTCCCACACATTGCCGGGATTCTTGCCTTCTGGTGTCAGGAACTCTCGGTAGTAGCCTCCAAGTGCGGCTTTCGCCTCCAACGCCAATCTTTGAACCTCGGGCGTGTTCTTGCCGGCGCCGGTCTGCAGGACGGTTGCCTTACCGGTATCGGTCACACCTGCGGATCTGATGGCGTCTAGATGTGCTTTCGTCAAACCTTTCTCACGTGCGATCTGCTCGGCCCGGATACGCTGCGGGCGGCCTGGGCGATGCTGTGGTTTCTGACCGGGCACGCCTTGTTCGGGTCGATCCCAGCTCAGCGCCCCTGCACGCGTGGTAGTCACAGGCTCACGGATCGCGTCGAGGTCGAACCAATACTGCGGTGATTTGGAGAATAGAAATACGTCTTCGTAACGGCTCGACAACCGGTCGCTGACCGCCTCCGGCATAGTGTTTGGCTTGTTCCAGATGTTGTCGTTGCGCAGGATCCAGCCCTCAGCTTGTAGCGCGAACGCCACCCGCCACGGGATGCCAACTAGGTTCTTGTCGGGAAGACCGGTCGACCGCCGTCTACGACCTATACCGGTACTGCCGTGTAGAGCTGCAACATGCTTACCGCCGGTAGCACCGCCCCATTTTGAGTCGCTCGCATAGCTGTCACCCAGGTTGAGCCAGAGCGTGCCGTCGACGGCGAGAACCCGCCACAGCTCGCTGAAAAGCAGCACAAGATGCCCCACGTATGCATGTGGGGTCGGTTCAAGACCCAACGCACACGACATCGCCGGAATCTCGATCGGCGGCACCCCCGACATCGGCACATACGACACTGCAGGCCACTCACGGGCGGGTACCTGATAGTCGCGCAATGCGTAATAGGGCGGGCTGGTGACCACGCAATCGGCCGCGCCATCGGGCAAGGTCTTGGCCACGTCGAGCGCGTCGCCGTGGTGCAAGCTGACCGATTCGTCTTGGTAGTAGGGCGTGATCATGCGCTGACTCCGAATAGCTCCAGCTGCCCGACCGGCTCGGCGCCGACGCCGAGGATCGCCGCCAGGCAGTCCCATTCGCGGTCGCGCAGGCTGTGCACAAGGTCCATATGCGCTTCGTCTTCATCCTCGCTGGGGTGGTAGTACTCGCGCTGCATAAAGTCCGTGTGCGTCCGGGCCTCGCCCTCGTAGGTCCAGTGGCAGCGGCACCACATCGCGGTGCGCCGGTGTTCGTCGAGTTCGGCTTTGTCGATCGTGGCTAGCTCGCTGAGTAGATCGGCGGGAATTGTCTTGCTGAACGCCCGAATCTGGCTGGCTGTCACCGTGACTCGCACGTCACCGCTCATCGGGCTCGTGATCTTGTTGTTGTGGGTCTCGTAGCTGTTCATCCACTCCGGAGCGCCGTCGCGCGGCGAACCTAGATACCCGCCCCGCCTAGACATGTGACCCTGTAAGCCCTCATCGGACAGCAAGGCGCGGCTGATGTTCAGGCCGACGGTCCATAGCAGCCAGCGCTGATCTTCGGTCAGCATCACGCCCCCGCCTCGTCGATCGCGCGGACGGTCGCGCACGGATGCTCGGTCCACTCGCCGTCTTCGTCCTGGCCGCATTCCTCACACACCGCCCGAGAGGTGGTCGACACCGTCTCGTCTTCGCATACCCAGCCGTCAGTGGTGTCGCCGCACTCCATGCAGGTGACCAAGTTGATCGGCCTGTGTAGTTCCCGGATCGTGGTGAGTGCCTTGCTCTGCCGTTCGGCGAGCTGCTTGGTGGCCAGCACCGTGTCGGCTGCGCCGAGGATGCCCAGCACCGCGCCGCGGTCGATCGCGTTGAGGGTGTGTCCGAGTTGCGCCACTGTCACACCCCCGATGCCTGGGCTTCGGCCTGCGCGCCGTCGAGCCCGATGGCGTACAGCTGCGCGGTATGCAACGCGGCGAACGATTTACCCTCCGCTGGCAACGCCAGCATGGGCAGGCCGTCGTGCCCAACACCCTGCAGGATCCATTCGCGGCCGACGCTCTGAACCATGTAGGTGCCGCGCAGACCGACCGCGACTAGGGCACCGATGATCTCGGGGTGTCCGCGCCACCTCAGGCTCATAATCCGAAGCCCTTTACGCGGATCTCGACGCCGGCCGTCTCCCCTAGCTCGGCGATCCGCTTGTAGCCGGACAGGCTCACTACCTGCGAGTCGTCGGAGAAACACACATCGGTGAGGGCGTCGAGAATGGCGCGTTCCAGCTTGTCCAAGTCGGGCCGCTTGGTTGCCGCCGGCGTCCGGGACTTGGGGGCTGATTTCGGCCGTGGCAGGACGAATTGCAGCGTGACCGACACTGGCCCGTCGAATATGGGGCGGCCAGCCATTGCCCCGTGAGCGACCAGCGCGACCCGTTCGCGCCACGGCCCAACCTCTTTCGACGACTCAACCAAGATGCCGCGACCCACATGCCTCTTGCTGCCCTGCGGGGCGGGCTTGCCCGGAACGAAGAACACCACATCCGAGGTGTTCAGCAGCGTCGGCGTGGTCACTGCTCGCTCACATTCCCGAGCGCCTTGAGTGCGTCGGCCACCTGGGCGGGCCCGAACAGTGCGTTACGTGCGCTGGAACCCTCGGCGGCAGTCACGATTCCCGCTGCGGTCAGCTCGCCGAGGATCCATTGGGCCTTGCCGAATCCGACCTTGAGCTTGCGCTGCAGGTTGGCGGCCGACACGAATTGTGTTGAGACCACCAGCTCCACGGCCTGCCGCAGCAGGTTGTCGTCGTCGATGGCGAGCTGATCCACCGCATCTGCGATCGCCTGCCCGACAGGACCGTTTGCCCCGTCCACCGACACCTCGATGCCGTTGTCCTTCATTTCACGCAGCGCTGCGAGTAGTCCGTCGTCGGGGGCCAGGACGGGTTCGATATCGGGTCCGTCGGTCGGTTCACCCGGCAGCGGCGTGGCGGGCACCGCCATGCCGATCCATGTGTCGCCGATCTGCACGAGCTGCACCAGCCGCTCCGGCGACCGGAACATCTTGATGTTCATGTTGCGGCGCTTCGCAATCTCCACCAGCGGCGCCAGGACGGTCGCGGACCACGACGTCATCGGCACCTCGACGTAGTCCTCTTTGGTCACGAACTGGCCGGTGTAGATGCGGTGCACGATGCTGATCGGGAACCGGTCACCGTGGTGGGCATGGAACTCGAATTTGTTGTCCGAGTCGAACAATGCGGGCGCCTCAGACAGTGTCACTGTCCAGCCGGGGTGCTCATCGTCCTTCGCGTTCTCCGGGGGATCAGCGAGTGTGATGTCGATGTGCGTGGTGTGGTCCTTGCCCTTACCTTTCGACCACGACTTCATCAGCGCCAACGCATCACCCGCCGAGCTGCGGGGCCACACCATGGGGTCGATGTGACCGTCTACCGGGAACCACGTGTGCCCCAGCACATACCGGTTGGTGGAGGTCACGGCCAGCAGATCAACGTCGCCGGGCTCGTCGCGCCACGGCGCACGCGTGGTAACGAGGTGGACACCGTCGGTGCCGCTTCGAGCTGTCGCCAGCCCATCGGTCAATCCGTCGATCAGCTTGGTCGTCTCAGCGATGATGCTCACTTGCCTGCCTCCCGCGCCGCTGCGGTGAACACCGGCTGAAGGTTCTTGAGTCCCAGTAGCTTCAGCTCGGCGGCGCTCACCGTGTCGCCGGTAGCGGCCTCCAGCACCTTGAGCAGCGACCGTGTCTCAATGGCTTCTGCCGGCGAGAGCAGCCCGTCCGGCTCGGCCACGGAATTACGCACGTCGTGGTTGCCTGGTGGGGTGTAGAACAGGCCGCGGAAGTTTCCTCCGCCCAGAATGTCGCTGCCGGGCTCTGCGATCGGGCCGCCCTTCTTCAGCTGAACCGTGAGCCAGTCGCGGACAACTCGGAGTTTGGCGGTGTTGTCGTGCTGGCGGGCGTGGTCGGCCCGGTACTTATCGCACGCTTTGATGTAGTCGACCCGAGCGCGTTCATGCGCGGCGAGCGCAGAGTTGGCGACGTTGATCAGTTGGGCACGGTTGAATGTCACAGACATGATTGGTGTGTTCCTTCCGAGGATGGTTATCGAGTTGTGGTGCTGGCGTTTTCAGCGGCACCGAAGTCCGGGTGCTGGCCTGCCATGTGCTTGCCGAGGTTGACGAATGACCTGTTACAGCAGGGGCATACGCCCTTGGCGATGCGGTTGCTGGTCTCCGTCAACTTGCCCTTTGTGACCGCGTGCGCAACCTTGGCTGCGCGCAGATCCTCGTCCCGGTTGGCCAGCTGCCGCTCCAACCGTCTGACCGCCGCCTTGGCCTTCTCGGTCTCGTTCTCACGCGGGTAGTACCGCGGGTGGCCGTTCGGGCAGTACCACGTCTTGTGGTCCTCTCGGCGCTGACTGATGAATTCATCATGGAGCGCGAACGGAACTCCGCAGCCCTCGTGCCCGCAGTAGATGACGGTGAATGTGCCGACCGCAGTGAATGTGGCGCTCACTTCTTCACGTCCTCGTTGAACAGGTCGATCAACGACTGAGCCTGTTCCTCGGTCAGGTCCTGGTCTCGGCTGACCTGCGCCTGGGTAGCCGACAGCACGTAGTCAAACCAGCCGGAATCGTCACCACCGAAACCCTGTTCGGTACGGATCTTCTTCAACCGCGCGAGCTGGTCGCCGCTGGCCATCCGTACCTCGCCGGCCGAATCAGACGGCGCCGGAGCCACTGCAGCAGGCTCGCCATCATCAACAACCTCGCCGTCGACGAACTCGGGCTTCACATCCACCAGATCGGAGATGGCGTCGGTGCGCACCGAGCCGTCGTGGTTAACCGCTTGGTTGAATTCCGGCGACAGCGGCATCCACTTCGAGAGCTGTTTCAATGCAGTCTTTTTCGCCATCGCTTCCCAATCCGTGACCCACGGACCGTTGTTCGCGGCCATCGAGCGCTTGCGGATCTTCTCCACCTCGGCGACGGTCATCACCACGAAGTTGCTGGCCCCGTCCTTCAGCTTCACGAGCGCATAAACCCAGATCACCTGTCCGGGATCGGCTGCGCGGGAACGCTTGTGCTTCAGGTACGCGTCCAATCCCTCTTCGAAATCGAACTCGTCGGCCTCGTACACCACCTGCGCCTTGACCGTGGCCACCTGACCCGAGCGGTATGCCAGATCGACAAGGCCGCGATACCCCGGAATGAAGGTGACCTCCCGCTTGTACGGCACGAGGTACGCGTGCCCCAGCGGGCCGGGCTCCAGGCCGAGCTGCGAGCACGTCATCAGCGCGCCGAGGAACGATTCTGGGGTGCATTGGGCCAGCCGAGGTGTCTGCCGCAGCACCGTGACGGCGATACGCGCCATCCGGTCCGGGTTCATGTGCCGCGGTAGCGCACGGGCGATCTCGGGCTTCTGCCGCTCGATCAGCTGCGCGAGCGTCGGCGGCTTCTGCTCCGTCTTCGCGACATCGGTACTGGTCACTGGTACATCCCTTCCAATTCGGCGATAAGGTGTTCTGCTTCTTGCTGGTCCACTGCGGCCTCGACGTCACGGGCCACCCACCCGGGTAGGCTGATGGTCTCGACGTCGTCGCTGTATCCAGGCCACACACCGCGCTCCATGCAGTCGGCGTACAGCCGGATGGCCTGACGATTGAGCCGGCGCCCCTCCTCGATGGCTTGGTCGTCGTACTTCACGACCGTCACCACGTACGGAGGTTCCTTCTCCTGCACCACGAACCGGAACCGCGGGTTCTCCGCGATGCCCAGCGCGATAGCCAGGTCCCGGTACCAGGCGGCCTGCATGAAGTAGGACAACGTCCAGAACTTGCGGACCAGCTCAGTTGGGTTGGCGGTCGTGGAGGTTTTGTAGTCGTCGATGTCGCCGTTCGGCTCGAGCCAGTCGACCCGGCCGCGCAGCTGCACCCCCGTTTCGGGATCGGTGTGGTACAGAGCGATTTCGGCTCGGCCCTCGTCGAACATGGGGCCCGCCGTCGGATGTGCGAGCACCTTGACGGCCATGGCCTGGGCCCTGGTGAAATCGTCAAGCGAGATCGGAGTACGGCCCTGCTTGCGCGCCTCGGCTGCCGCGGTTTTCCACGCCGCCGTCGAGGACGGTTTCTCGGAGGGCTTTCCGTCAGCCTTGAGGCCGTGCACCGCCGGATCCAGAACCACGAACTCAGCGCCCCTACCGAGCACCAGGCTGTGAGCGACGTGCCCGAAGTCCCACTCCTTCTTCGGCTTCCGCACGTTGTCCATGGCCCAACGGAATTTCTCTGGGCACGATGGCGGCAGCAGCAGCTTCGCGCCCGACACCGACAGACTCCCCCGGTCGGCGTGGTACTGCTCCTCCGGCACGTCGGGATACGCGCCGTCGACTGTGGTCTCCTTCGTCACTGGTAACTCCTCACTTCGTCGAGAGCGTCGGTGCGGTCACCGGCCATGCCGAGCGCTCCGCGCCGCGCGACATCCGCTGCGGCGCGCTCCATTTCCGTCATCGTGTGCGTGGCAGCGCGCCACTCCTCGGCCTCGTACTCGTACGCCATCACCGGTTCACCCTGTCTCTTCTGATTGGTCGGCAGGGTCCGGGTAAAGCCGGAAACCCCACAGCAAGATCGATGCGGCGCAAAGCAACAGGGCGACCGCAAACAGTTCGACGCAGAACATGACGAGTGCGCCCCACGCCACCAGCCCGAACACCCAGGCGGCGACCGCCAGTGCGCGCGTCATGACGCCAACACCGAGAGGCGAGCGCGGTTTTCTGCGATGGCGCCGACCCGGCGCTGTAACGCAACCGTGCCCTCGTCGGGATTGACGAACGCCGCGAGCGTCATAGTGATCTGCGCATACTTGGCCGGGTGCAGCTCTGCCAGGAGCCGAAGCTGCTCAAACACCCGGCGTGGATCGTCCTCACGAAGCCTTTCGACCAGGTCGAGCGCATCCTCAGCCACACGATCGAGGTCGGTTTCATACGACTGATCCACCCCTGGCCGCCTCACCGAGCACCGCCTACTGCTCTCGCCACGATCCGCTCGTACGTGGCTTCAGCAGTCATGACGGCGCGCTGGCGCACCTTGTGAGCGGCCAGGATTGCAGGCGCAACCTGCCGAGCCCGCTCCAGCAGCTCAACGACTTTCGCGATCTCGTCCGGCCTCATTGCCCCGGCATCACTTCGGCCATGCCGGTCGCTGATACGCATGATCGTCTTGCCCGAGTCCAAGTTGACCCAGACGTAGACGGCGCCGCTGCTGAGTTCAACCTCGCCGATAGGTTCCCCGCTCATCGGGCACCGCCGTCCCGAAGATCTGCGACGGTCAGGCGGAACTTGCTGGCGCGGTGCTGCCCCCGATACCTGCGCCCCCGCTTCGGCGGCAGGATGACCCCGCCAGGGACTGAAACCGCCTGGTGCACCTTGAGCGCCGCCACCGTCGTGTCGTAATCGGCCGGTGTCCAAACCGGCTGCAGCGCCGTCACCGGACGACCACCGTTCCGGCCGGCAGCCAATCCGGCTCACCGGGAACCACGTTGTAGTCGAACACCAGGTACTTCTCGTAGCCCTGCGTGCTTTCCTGGCGGTAGTAGCCCTCGCTGCGAGTGCACGAGTAGTAGCCGCAGTAGGTGCTGCCCCGCACCCAGCCAGCGGCCGTCCAAATCCGGCGCTCCCGAATCCAGCTGCCATCCGGGCGTTTCGGGCCGTCGCAGATCGTTCGCAACTGGCTACCGAACAGGCCCCAGCTCACCGTCTCGCAGCCGTCATTGGGCGCAGCATGCGCGCGCTGGGCGTACCCCAGCGCAGCCATCGCCAGCACCGCGCCCGCCAGCATCCCGACCAGCACCCGCCGCACAGTCGCGGCCCTCACTTCTCCACCGCCGCAACAAGACGCGCGAATATCGCGGCGTGAAATTCGAGCAGCTGACGGACAGCTTCCCGCGCCTTCTCGTCGCAACGTGAACCGGCAGCGTGCGCCGTGAATTCCGCACTCTGGGCTTGCTCGTCCCACAGGATCGTCAGCCATCCATCACCGGCCGGGTGCGGCATCGCAACACCCACCTGACTCGGCCCCAGCGCCCGCTCGACGTACGCGACCAGAGCACCGTCCTCGCGTTCCTTGATCTCGTAGGTAGACTCCATGGTTGGCATTGGGTTCCTCTCTCCGTTGTGATCCATTGCCTGGCCCCGCTGTTCCAGCAGCGGGGCCTACTTCTTGGTGATGCGGTAATCCGCCAGCAGAGCGCTGGCGATGGGGTCGGCCCAGATGTATCCGAGGTGGGTTCCCCCGACCCAGACCCTGGTGATGCACGCGGCAAGATCGGTGTGTGAGACCGGTGCATCTACCAGGCCGTCGCGAATGTCCACGCACCGCTGAGTGATCGGTGAATCGTCGTCGCGGTGAAACCACATCGGAAGCCCGTCCGTATTCGCGCGCTCCATGTACAGGGCACGTCCGCACCCACAGACCGTTGGGCAGTTGCAATCCGGGCAATGAACTTCGGCGTCAACCGAGTTCATGAACGCGCGATCATCTGGCGCAACAGCTAGCAGGTTCGGAGACCCCGAGCGTTGCTCTGCCAGCCGCTGCCATACCACTGCAGTGGAAGCTGCTGCGCCACGTAGGAACTCAGCGGCCAGCCCCAACACAATCCCCAGGAAGCTGTCCGCGGCGATCACAAGATCACCGACCTTGCGCACTCGCGCGTCCGCAGATCCGCGATCTCGTCGGACAACTCGGCGACTCGCTCCTGCAACTCGTCACGCTCATCCCACGCGGCGCACTCGGCGTCGGCGTAATGCTTAATCTCGGTAGCCAAGGCTTCAGCAGCAGCGCTCATTGTCCGCAGCAGCTCAGCCAGGTTGACAATCGCGGCGCGCTCGCCATCACTGGACGCGTTACCCAGGTACAGCTGAACCAGGTACTGCAGGTCGCGTGCGTGCTTCTTCGAATCCGGCTCGTCGTCCAACTTCTGCAGCAGCCGATCGCGGTCGGCGCTCACGCGGTCGAGTGCCGCCAATGCCGCCTCGAGCGTTTCCGGGCGGGCGGTCATGCGTTCACCAGCCGTCGACGTGATCGCGCGGAGAGACCGAGTGCCAGCGGCGCCTCGGACTCGGTATCTTCCTCGGGCGCGGCCACCTCCGTTTTGGCGTTAGTGAAGTGCGCGATCAGCGCATCAACTTGGGCTTTCGTGAAGCGCCACTCGCGGCCGACCTTGTAGCCCTCGATCTCGCCGCGATTCAGTCGGCGCCGCAACCAGCGCTCACCGTCGGTCCATTCCTCGGGCAGCACGTCGGCCACAACCTGGGCCAACGAGAATGTCTCGATACGGTCGCTCACGATGCGGCCTCGTCCGGGATTGCCTCGAAAAACTCGTTGAACCGCTTAGCGCCGTACGCGTTCAGAACGCCGTTGATGAACTTGATGCCGGGATCTGCGTGCCCATTGAGAACGCGATAAACCGTGACGCGGTCCATGCCGATGTCCCGAGCGAACTGCATATCGCCGGGATCTCCCCCGTTGTGCTTACGCATGAGGTCGAGGCCCTGACGTTTGAACCTGATTGCCATACGGCGCCCACTTCCGAATCGCATTGCGTTTCTGTTGTGATGTGAACCGTAGAGCGTTGCGGTACCAAACGCAACGCGTTTCGTCCGCGTGTCGCGCGCCTTGTTGCGTTGCCGCAACGGCAATTTGATGGCAGGAATGGCGACCACCCTCGGGTAGTGTCGCCCACAACGTGCGTGTTTGCGAAACGCAATGCGTTACGGAACGGCGGTAAACTTTGCCGAATTTGTTGCGTGGACGCAACGCAATGCATTACAGTTCGCAACGTGAACGGACACTTCGACGCCGCCCGGTGGTCTACGTTCGTCGAGGCGGCAGCAAAAGGAATGACCTACGAGGCCGCTGGGAATCGTGCCGGACTTAGCGCCAACACGATCTCCAACTGGATCAAGGGCGAGAGCCAATCACGCCCCGACCCCAACAAGGTGGTTCAGTTCGCCAAAGCCTTCGGCCTGGTGACCCTCGAAGCGCTCGCCGCTGCAGGAGTTATCGGGCCCGAGGATCTTGGTGAAGTTTCTGTCCGGCCCGACATTTCCCGCATCACTACTACGGAATTAGCGACGGAGCTGCAGAAACGCCTCGTGGAGGGCTCAGAAGCCCCAAAAGTCCAGGGCCGCACAAAGACTAAGGCGCGGCCTGCCAAGACGACCAAGCGCGCGCCTGTCCACCCCGATACGTTCGGACCTAATACACCCGCCCCGTGAGGCGGTTCTTCTCCAGCCACGAATGAGCCGAGATCGCGGCGAACCCCAATCCGCAACAGCACGCGAGGAACCACACGGGCAGGGAAGCCGCTGCGGTGTCTTGCATTTCAGGCGGTAGGAATGTCGTCGCGATCCTGACCACGCACGCGGCTACGCCGAACCCTGCGGCCAGCATGTAGGACCCACATAGCCCACGGATCGCCGGCCGGTCCCGCCACATCGGTATGAGCGAGTAGATGCTGTATCCCAGCAGGTACATCAGCGTTCCGCAGAGCACGATCCAGTATGCGATTAGCGACACGTCCGCAACAACGCGAAAGAAGTCATCGTTATAGACCTTGGCGCTGTTGCCGATAGTGAAGAGTGCCAGCATGATCGGTAGGCAAAGGGTCGCGGGGAGTTCAACGTGAAGTTTGAATCGGCGTTTCAGCTGCTCCTGGTCAAGCCGGATAATCATGTGATAGCAAAACGCCGATGCCGCAACAACATAACAATCATGGCCGATTAGATCCTCAAGATTCCAGCACCCGGTCGGCGCGTGCAACCAAACCCCGAGTGTTCGAGATGCCAACGGGGACATAAGAAAAATCGCCGCACCCTGCAATGCAATGTTGAGGGTAGCGGCGACCTCCATATGGCGAGTCCACGTCATACGCCTGATCCACAGAGACCAACAGACCGTGACAAGGGTAAACGCGACTAAAGCAGCAGGCATCAGTGAAAACCTTTGCGAAGTAAAGGAATTGAAAGTTAGACACACCCCGGAGTGAACAAAACGTTACACCCTGTCACCCGACCGAAACCCTTGAATTAAGGTAACGATCTGGTCTCAGCGGAGAGTCTTACTCATGAAAGCGGCGACAGCCCTGCTACTGGCCCGATCGACGTCTCCGTATGTGTCAACAGTGATTTGGATATTCTCGTGGCCCAGATGACGGGACACCACGGTAATCGGAACACCTGCCAACAACAGCCATGAGGCACATGTGTGGCGCAGATCGTGCGGTGTTGGTTTCGGATTCAATTCTGAACGCCCGACAGCCTTATCCCAGACGCGGCGCTTGTAACCGTGATACCGGATTGGCCCGCCATCACGATTCACGAACATCCATTCACTCGAAAAGTCCACTCGCGAGAGGATGTGGTCGGGGACATCGATTTCGCGCCGTGAGCGTTTCGTCTTCGGAGGACCGAGGTAGTACCCCTTGCCAGGCGAGTACTTCCACGCCTGACGAATCTTGACCGTTCCCTTGCGCTTGTCGATGTGTTCGGCTGGCTGCAGGGCTGTCGCCTCACTCCACCGGCATCCGGACGCGACGAGGAACTCCTGGAATTCGCGCCAGTATTCGGTGGTCGAGTTCTGCAAACGGTCGAACTGCTCGTGTGTGAGCATCTGGATGTCGTGATCGTCGTCTTCATCGCCGCCCGCTCGTTTTAGCTTGCGGCCCGCTGCAGGGTTGCTGGGGATGCGTTTCGGCACGGCAGCGTTGAGCGCGCCGGACAGGAACCCGTACTTGTTGCGGAGCGTCTTCGCGCTGATCTTCCCGCCGCGCTTCGTCGGCGTCTCCTCCAGATTTTTGACCCATCGCGAGATGTCCTCTTCCGACAGTTCGTCGAGAGGGATCTGCCCCAGCAAGGGAGCGATGTCGTTCTCCAGGAAAGAGTTGTACTTATAGATCGTGTAGTCGTCGAGCCCCGTCAGGTGATCGATGTGGTGCCTGATCCACTGTGCGACGGTCATGCCCGAAGCGGTACGGCTGCGCGGGTTGGGATTTATTCTGTAGAGCTCGCACGCCCTGGCCGCGCCATGCGCGTTCACCGCGGCCTTGAATGCCTCGGCGGCATTCTCGTTGTCCCAGCTGGTCGACGATTGGCGGCCATCGATACGGAAGTTGACGACCCAGATCTTGGAGCCGTCCTTGAGCGTCCTAGGAGGCCGAATTGATGCCATAGTCGGGCATCCTAGACGGATTTTTGTTGATAGAAGTGTTGAAAAGTCGTTATTCGCTGCGTTTCCGCAGGTCATATGGTGGAGCTAAGGGGACTCGAACCCCTTGGCGTGAGGGTATATACGCAGGTCAGATCATATTTTCTTGATCGATTCGGACCTGTTGAGACTTGATACGACCTGCGGAAACCTAACGGCGTGTTGAAAGTTTCAACACACCACCCCGCAGCGCTCACCGATACCGCCGCCGGTACGGATTCTCATAGAAGCCGTCCGGCCGCTCGACCTGAAACATGCTGGGCGCCAACCACAATGTCATCGTCACGCTCGACATCTCGTTGTCACTGAGCACGTCGACCTGCACCACCCCAATCCAGTGCGAATCGTGCGTCCGCATCCACGCAATCTGGTAGCCGCGCATCCATTCCTCGATGCGCAGCCCCTCTGCACGCACCGTGATGTTGCGGTTCCGGACGCCTCCACCCAC